GGATTTAAAACAGATGGTCTTGTAGGTGGAATTAAAGAAGGTATAAATGGTATGATAGCAGCTCCGATCAAACTTGTAGAAAGTTTTATAAATCGGATAGCTTCATTATTTGGATTAGGAAAAGTAGACTTTTCCTCTACTATTGAAAAAATACAAAATTCTGTACAAGCTATATTACACTATCCTCTTGAAATATTCTCAAAAGTAGGAGATAAATTTACAGCTTTCTTTGATTATGTATGGGATAATATTATTCCTCCTTGGATGAAAAATATAATTACAACAGTTACAGACCCCATTAAAGAACTAGCTGAATGGATACCAAATGCCTTTGCTAGAATTGTACAATTTGCAAAAGACAATCTTGATCCTAGAAAATTAGCAGGTAAATTAAAATTTTGGGGTAAAGACAAAGAAGAAGGACCTGAACCTTTAAAGAAAGAAGGAACAGAAAAAGAAAAACCATGGGATTCCGAATTAGATAAAAAAACTAAAAGTAATTTAAATAAAAGATTAAAATTAATCAATGAGATAGGTGAAATGGAGCTTGATTCCAAACAGCGTCAGAAAAAAATACAAAAATTAAAAGTTCTAAATGACGACTTAGGATTTGATCTACAAAAACTACACCATAAACAATTAAATGAAGAACAACAAAACTTAGTTACAAAACTAGCATATCATCATGAAGAAAAAAGATTAAGGGAAGAAGCCGAAAGAGTACTAGCAGAAGTAAATAAGGGAGATGATCCATTAAAAGCATTAAAAGACCAACTATCTGCTCCAGACTTAACTAGCATGAGTACAGTTGTAAAAATGGATCCTGAAATGATTGATGCTAATCATACCAGAAGAGAACAATTAGGAGAAGTTATTAGTCAATTAGAACGTATCTATACATGTCTGTATAATATGGAAGGTCCAATTAAAAATTTAGATAAAAACAAAGTTGCAGAAAGTATTAAAGAAATAGCTGAAACATCTACAACAGCAAAAGAAGCACAAGAAAAATCTGCTCCTGTATTAGAAGAACTTGATAAAAAAATTAAAGCAGAAGCTGATGCTACTGATGATTGGGACTTGCTTGGAACTGATTCTGGAACTGATCCTAGTGAATTAAAACCTGTTAGAGAAAGAGTAAGAGATGAAAATCTAGAAAAACATCAAGCAGCTAAAGCTGCCAGAGATGCTGCATATCAAAGAGCATTAGAAGAAAGGGCTAAATGGGAAAAACAACATGCTATCAATGTAGCTACTGCTGAAGCAAGAAAGGCAGAAATAGAAGCAAGACAAAGAGCAGATCTACATAAAGCTGTTACAAGTATAGCTCCCACCGAAGAAGAAAAGAAAGAAGCTAAAGCGAATAATATTCAAGCTGTAAAACAATTTGATAAAACATTAGCCAATGCTCCTATAATGAACGATCCAGTTATACCAGACTTGGGATGGGAACCAACATGGTCTAGTAATCTAGGAAATACTATTGAGAATATAAAAAATAATCCTTACTTAAACAAAGGACTAGATGCTCTTGAAGGAACAAAGCTTGGTGAATGGTTAGGAAAACAACAAGAAGGATTTGGTCATACAATGGCTGCTAGTGGAGTGAATCTAATACAATCATTCCAAGATGGTGGTAAAGAAGGATTATACCGAGCAGGAACAGATATGATTGCTCCTCATACAGTTATGGGAAAATTATTAACCAATAGTAAAGATACAGAAACTAAAGTAGGTAAAGCTGCCTCAATGTTATCAGCTTTCAAACAAGGTGGCAAAGAGGGATTCTTAGCCAATGCTGTAGGACAAGCAACAGAAGTTAAACCAGGTGAAGATAAAAAATGGTGGCAGGCAGGATTACAATTTGCACAATCAACTGGTGCATTAGATAAAGCAACTGGTGATGGAGGAATCGGACAAGCAAAAAAATTATGGGATACTGGGCTAAACTTCTTTAATAGAGGTGAAAAACAAATAGATGATTCAGAAAAAACTGGAGTAACAGCCAAAAATATTGGATCAAAATTAAAAGGTTTCATATTAGGAAAAATTGGAGGAAAAACAGAAGCTCCTCCCGCAGAAGGAGCTGTAGATCAAATTCTAAACAAAGATGGAGGAGTAATAAGCGGAATACAAGATAAAGTATCTGGAAAAGTAAGTGCTATAACAGAAAAATTTAGTGGAATTAAAGACTTCTTTAGTAAAATTAAAGATTGGTTCTCTGGCGGTATATTAAAAGTTTTTGAAGCGATTGGTTCTGTAATGAAAGCTGTAGGAAAAGGAATAGCTTCCTTTTTATCAGGAATTGGACGAGGAATAGCAGGATTTGTTAAAGGATTAGCCCAAGCAGCTCCAGCTTTAATAGGAGCAGCTCCTGTTCTTGCTGTGATCACAGCAGCAATCATAGGACTAGGTGTAGCATTAAGAATAGCCGCACCTGCTTTTGAAGCATTTGCAAATATAATTAAAGCATTTGGAACAGCTATAGCTGTAATTATAGGAGCTTTAGCTCAAGGAATTAAAACTGTATTAGGTGGAATAGGAGAATTCTTAGAAGTTTTAGCATCATTCAAAGTAACTCAAATGGTTAAAATTGTAGCATTTATCTTTGCACTAGGACCTGCCTTTATAGCATTAGGTATTTCTTTAACTGCCTTTGGACTTGCATCTCTAATTGCTTTACCAGCAATGACCAGACTAGGAAAAATTCTAACAGCAGTAGCAAAAATAACTGAAGGTGGAAAAATATCACAGAAGTTTAACGCTGTTGGTGCCGGAATGTTAAAAATGTCTGTTGATATTAAAAAGGCAGCTAAAGAATTAAAAAGCGGTGAAACTAAAAAAGCAATAAAAGTAATCAACGAAATAATGAACGCATTTGGTGGTGGTCAGAAAAGGGGTGGATTTATGGGACTATTCGGTAAGAAAAAGAGTTCCATGCCAAAAACATTTGAAATACCATCAATCAAAATGGGAAGTATAACGGCTGCTAGTCTTCACTTACAATCAGCTATTGTAGCTCCAATTGGACCTGAACAAGAAAAGAAATTAATGGATCAAGAAACATTAGGTAGAGTACATTTATCTGATAGTACATTAAGTACACTAAAAAATTATACAATGGCTTACGTATGGGATCCACTTAAAAGAATTGCATTAGCAACAGAAAGTCTATTATTACCTATAGAACAATTAGCATATCCTTCAGCACCAGTAGTAGTTCCTCCAACAGCATTGAATATGGATTACGGAACTCCGCAGACAGCCACGCAATTAGAAACTGCAAGAATAGAAAAGGAAACGGCTCAAATGGAACTAAGAACAATGAGTCATATGGAAGGCTCAAATCAAACTGCTATCAATGCACCAACAGCTAATGTGCAAAACAATACTACGTATCAATCTGTTAAACCTTCTGTAAGAGATGATAGAAGAATGAGAACCATGTCTATAGTAGGAAGTTAATATGAGTTTAAATGATAGAGACAGACATGATTTAGAAGATATAGTAGATTCAGACCATGAAATGATTCTCCTTTTAAAAAAGGAGATAGAAGATTTATCATCACAATTAACAGAATCTAAAAGTGATCATCATGATACATCAGAACAACTAGCTATACACGAAAAACTATCAGCACAGCATGGCTTATTAAAACACATATTTTTTGGTGTAGTATTATTAGTAATGTGTATGTGGACTTTAGTATTTGTCGGATGGGCTACAGGTCAGGAAGCAATAGAAAGAGAAATGGCATTTTTTGAAAGAATAATTCTTGTGTTTATTGGTATTGTTGGAGGAGCAGTAAGCAGTTTTTTTGATGTCAGAAACTTTACCATTAACACCAATAAAAATGGCAATAATATTAATAATGGTAATAACAAAAAAACAGCAGACACAGATTAAAAAAAAACGGCATAGAAGGTAAGGTGCTACCTTACTACAAATCTATGCCGTTCAGAATAGAGACCCTCTGAGGACTGTTTTCCCAATGAAATAATTCTATGAACGAATCATAGGTTAATCATCGGATTGCTCTACTCAATGTCTTTATTGATTATCTTCCGCTAAACGTGCAAAATAATCCATCTTTTCTTCTCCTGCATCAGTATCAATATTTAATTCAGGAGTTTCTACTTTTTCTTCTATTCGACCAAACTTAGTACTAGGAGATTCCAAAACTACTTCTTCTTGTAAATCTGTATCATTATCTTCTACTGTACCAATATCCTTTGACTGTCCTAATGCTCTAGCTAACGAAACTTGTAACTCCTCATAAGTTTTAAATTTCTCATCAGAAAGAAATTCTTCTAACTTATATTGCTGTTTCCATACTTCCTCTAATTCAGAATCAGTACCAAACAGTGGCTTTCGTTCATCAAATTCAGAACGATCATAATTTGGCCATCCATCAACTTTACGAATTTTGAGTTTAAGGTCGGCGCCTTCCCACAAATCAAACGGATTAAAAGCTACTTCATCCTTAAATTCAGGATTCATAGCTTCGGAAAGTTTATCATAAATCTTCTTACCATAACGATAAAGCATAACTTTACCTTCATTCTGCGGATTAGACGGATCATGAACAACATATATGTTGGAAACATGACGTAATCTACGTTTCTGTTTACGAGCTATATCTTTATCAGATTCAACACCCGAATTCCACAATGAAGTATTAAATTCACATGCCGGACATTTTTTATTGATAGATGTCAAACAATTCTCAATAAACCAACCGCCAGAACCTTGAAACCCGTGATCCCAATATTTAATCCAAGGAACTGTCTCTCCTTCAGATTGTGGAAGAAAACGAACTACAGCAAATCCGTTACCACCTTTATCTCTTTCAGGATACCAGAATCTATCATCCTGAAATGATTGTGTTTCATTTTGTGAACTTTCAACTGCCTTACGAACTGTATCCATCATAGATTTACGATCTTTCTTCATATTTGCAAATGTAGACATAGTATTACCTCAATATTTCTAATATTTTTTCTTTATATTGTTTAATATTACCAAAATCTATAAAATGACTATATCGAATTAATAAATTATAGATTTCAGGCCAGACATATTCGTCTTTAATAAAATTTCTCCAGTCCTCTAAATAATTGGTTAATCGATCCAAGATAAGCATTGTTTCTAACGAAAAATCACCCTTTAAATGATTTTTCAATAAAATAGGATGCTTTCCATCTTCGACTACAAAAAAAGAATTAAACGAGTTATCAGAATCTACCAAACCCTGAACTTCATTCACAACATGATAGGATAATCGTTCTAACTTTGCTTTCCAATTAGAATAAACTGAAAAACCTTCTTCTTGATTAATAACTGCACCATCTTGTTGACCATAAACAAAATTAGAAACAAAATAACCCAATAACTGATCAGGTGAATATGATTCTGACAGTTTCTCAAAATAATAACGATCCTTCCGCTTAGTCAATGCTTCAGGACTAACCTTAACACCACCCTTCGCTTTCACATAATTAAATTTTTTATCGGAAAAATGCAATTTCACACCAAGATACATTCTATAAACTTGTATTGGTTGTGTTTTAATCATACCGGTAATGTATTTACTTTATTAGATAAAAAATTTCGTTCTCGGGCTTCCAACTCCAATTTAGCTTTCAATGTATTATCAATTAATTTTTTTAAAATATTGTAATCAATTTCATGTTCATCACAATAAAACATTACTGCATCTATATATGAAGTATCTTCTTCCTGCACTAATTGTTCTATCTCCATACTAAATGTTTCCTTGTTATTAAATAAGGAAGCTATTTCATTCATATTCCCTCTTTGATTATGGGTATATTATAACATATAATATACCCATTTGTCAAGGTTAATTTAAAAATCGTGAGATGTATCAACTGATAAGCTAAGACCACCAAGTCCGCCCACATCATAACCACTACGACCATTATCACCATTACTAACAAAAGCATTAAATTTCTCAGCAACTTCTAGTATTTCTTCTGCTGTAGGTGCACCTGCTTGTTCAGGTAAAGGATGTGTTTCAGCATATGCTCCACTAGATCCTTTTTCCCAATCTGCAACCTGTGCCGCCCAAATATTATCCAACTCTTGTTGTTTTTGACCATATTGAAATTCCAATAGGTCTTTAGCTTGTTTAATCAATTCCAAACGAATTTGATATGGTGTAGAACTTCCTGTATAACTCATAATATATTCTCCTATGTGTGTGTGTAATTATTGCCGTCTTCCTCGACGACCTCCTCGGGATCCACTACCCCGTTGAGCCCTAAATTCTTCTATCATCTTCTGACGATCTTCTGGAGAAGCATTTTGCCATTGGTTTCTCATACCGGAGACATTTTGATTCGATCTAGAACCTCCTCTAGACCTTCTTCTCTGAACAGATCGTTGATTTTGTCCAATAGTTTCTGATTGACCACTTTCTGAACCCGAAGTTTGTACTCCAGATCCTTGATTTCCTTTTCTAGTCGTTCTACTTTTTTTTCCAGTTGTCCCTGATAGGAAAACCATCCTACTTGACTCATAATTTTCTCCATTTTTCATAATTATTTTATTAGATTTAATTGAAAGAATTTCTATTTGATTAATCAAATCACCTTTACGAACTATTCGTAATCTATTTCTCTGATTACGAATAATAGCATAGGTATAATCATCCTTAGTATCAATTGTAGCTACTAAATAAAATTTTGGAGTATTATCTGGTCTAGTCCAACCTAATGGACGAAAGAGATTATTATCTGTTATAACATTATAGTAATCTCTATCATCACTATATACAAAAGAACAACAAAAGAAAAACAAACTACTTAAAATAATCTTTCCATTCTTCCATTTCTTCACGCCATTCCCTTTTTTCCTGGCTCCTATTATACTTTCTTTTTTGTGTTTCCACCTGCTCTTCAGGTGCAATAGGATGTCTTATATTTTTTTTCTTACCTGATTTAATCTCTTTGAATTTCTGTCTACGTTTCTTCATGATTGTGGAGCCGAAGGTGAGATTCAAACTCACGACCTGATGATTACAAATCAACTGCTCTATCACTGAGCTACCCCGGCTCATGTATCTCCTTAAATATTTTTCTAGTTTCTGTTAATAATTCTATATAATCATTTCGATTACGAACCCATGCTTTAGATTCATAACTAATATCATCTTTTTTAGAAACCATCAACACTACAATTCTATTTATAATGTTTCCTGTCATTTCTTCCCACATTAAACTATAACCAGTAGCTTGACAAAAATAATCTTCAATCCAATCAGTTTTTTTCATTCTTCTTGCAGTCTTAAAATCAATTATAGAAGGAATTCCTTGAAATTCACCTATACAATCAACCCTTCCTGCCATTTTATACTGATCAGAATAAAGAGCAAGTTCTAAACCATCTATATTATCAATTTGATCCAAATATGGTTGTAAGTCATAAAACATAGAAACAACATCTGGATTGATAGGAGGCCTTTTAAAGAGAAAAAAACTATTATCCCGTATTTCATTATTCAAATACATTTCAGCTACATCATGCAATGCACTACCACGCTGGCCAGCAACATAAGTAATGGAATTAGCCTTCTCTAATCCTTCTTTCTTACGCCATCTTTCTAAACCTTCTTTCTTTCCAGGAAACTCTGATAAAACTGTTGTAATTGAAGGATAATAAACGCCATCCTTTCCGTAATAGCGTTTATTATCCTTTTCAATAACATCTAAAGGAAAAAAATTATATTTTACATCCTTATGATTAAATACTTTCATCTAATCTTTACGCTTACCACCTGCCTTTTCTGTTCCAGGCAAATCGCCTTCTTGACCTAATAACAATGATTTTAAAGATTCTTTACGACGACTTTCACGGCGTTCTAAACCTTCTGCATAAGTATCATTATCATCATACAAAAATTGCATTTCTTGATGCTCAAAAAACTCATACAATCTAGCCGGTTGCGTACAAAAACCCATCCATGTCATAACATCAATTCCAAATCCAAGTTGAATAGTCGAAATACGAGATGCCAGACCTAAAAGATTTCCTGATTTACCACTAAAAACACCACCACCAGAATTACCAAATACTGATGGAGCATTATACATCATATAATCCTTTTCCTCAATATCTTCTTTTAGGTATGTTAACGTTCCCGGGTTAGCAAAAGGATCATGTAACAAACTACATCCACTTGTCCATACCGGATCAAATAATCGCAAATTTGTAATATCATCCTTCGAAATAACTTGAGACACATATTCCATAGGCTTTGTATTGTGCAATTTGACAGCCGCCAAATCATGCCCTTTATCATAAGCAATAACATCTGCCCTAGTTGAATTAGCAGAAAGGAGTTCCGAACCTTCATATTCAAATACCTCCACAACTACTTCTTTCATTATATCTTTCTTTACTTCACGTTTAAGCAAAGAATCCCACTCATTTTTCACTGTAATTGCGTCTGCAATAACGTGTTCGCAAGTTAAAGCGATATTAATAAATTTCCCTTCATTCTCAGGATCAGGTTCACTATAAATAACTACACCTGAACCTCCAGCTTTCTCACACCTAACACGAACCACAGGATATAAAATTTGTTCATGCAATTGCTCCTGCGTCAATAAACTCTGTGTTCCATTATTACTCATACTATAGCTCCTTTAATTCTTTAATAATTTGTTTAAGACGATCTACCTCATCTTGCAATTCACTCTTTACAAAATAGAATACACGATTAAATACCCACCCACGCAAAAATTTATTTTGAGAAGTCCTATCAGCATACTTTGATCCATTAAAACATAAATTAGCATAGAACATAGTACGTTCCAATAAAACATCTTCCCTAGAAACATTATTAGCGGCACGAATAGTATTAGGTCCAATTAAACCATCAACTGTTATTTCTGCATTTCTATTATTTGCGGCCTGTTGTAAAATTTTTACCGCATTTCGCTGGCCATGATTAACAACCATATCAAAATATACTTCTCTAAGATCCTCATTAAGCTGTTCGGCCCTAGAAGGATCCCAAAAATCTTGTTTATAACAACCCTTCGCATCTTCAACACTCATATCCTTAATTTCATCTTTAGAAGCTTTTCGTCCTAGATACTGTGAATAAGATGCCTGAGTTACACCAAAATTAGTAGCTCCCCCTTTGTCGTCAGGATCGTCTACATACCCGCCTTCGTGTTTTAATACTACTTCTATTATTTCGTCGAATGTCGTTTTTCCCATTATTATTATCACCTTTTATAGATTCATCCACAGGTTCAATGGCCTTAATTTTATAAGGCCATGTATGTATTAATTTATAAACTGCCTCACTAATTCGCATTATTATTTATTAACCGCCCAACAACTGTAAAACAGAAGCAGAAAGTTGTTGTGCTTGAGCCATTAATGCAATAGCTGTTTGTTGTTCAATTCTATAACTAGTCAATTTAGCCATCTCTGATGCTTCATCAAAATCATTAATAGTGGCAATAGATTCTTCATTAATACCAATCATACGTTCCATATGAGAAATAGTAAAATCGAATCTTTCAATTTTAGCCAACTGATTAGATCTCTCACCCTCTAATGATGCAAGAGCAGTTTCCAATCTTGTTACTGCATCTTCAGCATCAGCAACAGTATCCAATTTAGCTACAGCTACTGCCTGATTATTATCATCAGTATAAGCACCAAGCTTTAATCCTTCTAACGTAAGATCACCTAATTCAACACTAACTGTCTGATCAGTATTAACACCATCAATAACAAAACTTTTAGTTCCAAAAGAACCATCAATCAATTCTGTTCCATCATATTCTGTATTCTGTGCAACATAATCAATTTCAGCAGACAATTCATTATACTCATCCATCAAAGCTAAACGTTGGGATGCTGTTAATTGATCGTCTTGTGCCTCAGTAGCAACCTCTTTCATTTTAAGAACAACAGCAGTAATAGAATCTGTTCCTACAAGAGCAGACTCCAACAAATCTTGATTCTGTTTAACTACTTTATGTGCTGTCTGTAACGTATGAATAGTATTATTAATTCTACCCATTTTAATTTTATCAGCCGATCCAATATCAGCCGTTCCAGATGCCAGCCTTGACATCGTTTCTTCAACCATTTTTGTGGCTTCTTGATAACGTCCTAAAGTTTTTTGTGTAATTCCTGATAACATACAATTCTCCGCTTTCATAATTTAAAAAATTATGTATTATGCTTTAACGTCTAAAGTGGCTCCAATCTTTGACACATCTTGTGAAATATTGGAAGCAACACTAACATCGTGTTTTTCTCTTTCATGAGTAGCCAACTCAGTTCTAACATGAGCCCTAGATGCCATATTAGACATGAGAACTTGTTGTTCTTTTGACCTATCAAACGTTCTAGCTATCTCTGGCGATGAAGAATGAATCTTCATGATATCCTCCTAATTAATTAAGTCATGTATTTTAGTTACCCTGTATAAATGTAATGTATTAATATTTCTAAAATTTTCTGGCAAACAATATTCTATTTTTGTATAAGGATCAACATAATGACCATGTTTACAATCTTTGTGTGGATCAGCAGGTATAATTATTTCTGAACCATCAACAGATGTTAAAACATCATCAACCCGAACTTCATATGCCTTCCATTTAAGTTTTCCTGTACCTCTCTCCCCATCATCTTTTGTTATTCCCCAAGTCCATCCATATTCAAATCCTTCAGAACATCCAATTGTACATATTATAACATATATAGCCCCAATTGTCAAGGCTATTTTCAAAGGTATCATTCTGTGATATTATGACCATAGGTAGAATTACCTAATATATCGCCTCCCACTGGTTTCACATTTTCATGTATTTGTCTTAATCTATTTTGAAAACCTGCATCTGGTTTTCTAATTCCTAATGTTACAGGATCGCCTATAGCAGGCGATCCCATCACTAGAACAATATCTCCAGAAGAACCACAATCAGGACAAGGATTATACCTAGGAACATTTCTAGCATCTATACTTTGTTGTTCCTCCCAACTATGATTACATTCTTTACATTTATAATCGTAATATGGCATTAGTCTTCCACCAAAAGTTGTCTTCCTGTTGAAATCGAAATTTCTTTTGGTTTCTTTTCCTCAGGAATTAACTTTTCCAATGATATACTTAGTATACCATCAGTCAAATCAGCACTATTAACTATAATACTATCAGCAACAGTCCATGTCCTATCGAACTGACGTTCAGCAATACCTCTATGTAAAAAAGAAACATCATCAGAACTTCCTGACTGATCTCCCTTAACAGTTAGCGTATTACGTTCTGGTTCATGTGATACTGTAATTTGCTCCGAACTAAACCCAGCTACGGCCAATTCAATAGTATAATTATAATCATCATGTTTAATAAGATTATAGGGCGGATAACTCTGTGGTCGAGTTTCAGTGATTTTATCCATTGTATCCCATAGTGTTTCAAAACCTACGAAAAATGGAAAATTATTTTGTCGAAATTGTTGTATTGTAGTTGTCATCGTTCTATCTCCTTAAATAAGCAAGATTAATTTTTATATGTGCGATCTTTCGACTCGCACTATTATTTATACTTGTGAATTACTTAAACTTTCAAAATGTTTGCAAATTACCGTACTTGTTACTTTCTTAATTAAATTCATCTTACTGATAGGATATAACAACATATCTCTACCATCAGCAGTACGAAACTCTCTAACTTCCCTATCAAGGGCTTGATATATATTAACTGTTTCATTTACATCATATTTGTTACTATAAGGTATCTCAACAAATATCAATATATCCACATTAGTACATTTTTCATACTGACTAGTATTAATAGCCATACAATTTTGGGTAATGACAGGAATCTGTGTTTTTACTTCACACGTTCTTCCATCAATTAACATATCCTTTAAAGGATCCCAATAATCTTCTGACAATTCTACTATATATCCCATACGTTCATAAATCGCCTTTACTAGTTTCTCTCCTTCAAAACCCAACTGTAACATTTTCTTTTCATTTCTCAATCTCTGGTCAAACATTACTTAAACACTCCCACTATAATATGATTCTTATTCAATCTACCATTATTAGTATTCTCTTTACGTTTTAAATCTCTCCATGTTTTATTCATTGCTCTTTTTCCTAAACCAGATAATCCGGGAATAAATTTTCTTTGAATTTTCTTATTGGTGGAAGTCTTTTCCTTAAAATTCTTAATAGAACTTCCTTCTAATTTCAGTCCATCATGATCGGCAGTCCTATATACAATTAATAAATTATACTTTTCATGAATGATCCAAGCCTCTTTAGCACCATTAATCTTTGTTGGATCCTGACTGACTAATTGCAATTCATCACAAGATTCCATATAATTAACCTTAGCTAGACGCTTCTTCTTACCAGGTTTAGCAATCTTTTTAAGAGTCCTAGTATTAGTGAGATAATTCCCACAACCATCCAATATAGAGTCAAGATACTTAATATAACTGTTTCGATTACGCTTTCCAAGATAGGCATATGCTTCCTTCAACTGTTCATCAGAATCAATCTGCTCCAATTCATCCCTCATTTCAGTAAAATGTTTTACCAATTTACGAACTTCACCTGGCGGAACCTTTTCCTTTTCCAGATATTCATAAGTATCAAAAGTAACATCTTTAAGTTTATATCCTCCATTAATAAACTGATCTATAGAATGTTCAATATCTCCACCATACGTTTTCTTGACAGGTACTTTAATAACTTCAGGTAACTTAGGAGTTATATCCCAAATAGCCTTCTTTATGCGATTATGCAATTCGTCTTCATTCTCATAACACTGTATATCAACACCATCCAAAACAAGTTTTGCAGCCCAAGCATATTCTCTAGGTATCATATCATCTGCAACACTATGAGTCAAATATCCTAAAACTTGTTTTTCGTCTGTAGACTCAAAATACTGTTTTAAATATTTTCGGGCTTCAATAGAAGTTCCATCAAATTTCTGAATTGCCCGCATTAATTGCCCGTGATCTTCAATAATTTCCATATAACATCCCATTCTATCATCATTACTAATACCAATATAAAGAATATAGCTGATCCAATAAGATCAGCTATAATTTTATCATCTAGTGGTTGTTTCATATAACCGACCAAGTCCATTTCCTTCTAGTTTTGCTTCTCTATTTTTCTTCTCCATGATATCCTTATGTTTTTTACACCAAGGTTTAAACAATGGTCTATTTTTATTAAATCTGCTCTTACCGTAATTATCGTGCATTACATTATTATCACATCCATGATATCCACAAACATCAATAATAACCATAGGCAACTCTAACATAACATTTTCATTATACCACTGCATCTTAATAATAGCATCTATAATATCCGTATCAATTTCATCAATTGGAAGAAGATTAGTAGCTCTACAATTCACAAGTAATCGCATCCTATTCACAAGCATCTTAGCTTTCAGTATTTCCTCTTCCCTATTATGAAGATTCGTGGAGCTAACATTAGTTATCAGAGGATCCATAAGCCTTCTCTTGAAATTCCGCATAACTGGCCCGTCACGACATAAACCATACATATAGGTATCTATCCTAGTATCTATACCAGGAACAACACCAGAAAATAAATCCCAAAAAAGAGGACTATAATCTGTTTCCTTATCTATTCGATCTACTTTATTATTAACATGTGTACAAACCATATGCTTCTTGTCTCGAAGCGCCATATTGAAGTCTCCTATTCATTAGTATAACATATTATAACATATCCAAATGGCAGCTGTCAAGGCTAATTATGATATATTATTCTGAATAAAATTCAGAATTTTATATTTCCGAAAAATACCTTCAACTATAGAAACTATGCTATTATATTCAAGTACCTCGTTCTTATCATAAAAATGTTTCTCTGCCTGACCCGACGGTTGTTTCCATTTCATAATTGCTCTGACCATATCATTAACTAATATATTAGTTTTCTTATATGTAAGCCTATCGTTCATTTCAAATCCCCCCTCCCTACTCGTTCAGTAGGTGATTCACTTTGTTTGAATTCCGGAAATTGTTTTTCTAATTCTTCCAATCTCTTTAACTTCATATCAAAATCATAATCAGAAATCTCAGGATCATTATCCTCATAATACTTCTTCTCATGATATTCCAATTCATCAACTAGACTATTTATTTCAGCAAACGCTTGTGCGGCTGTTATACTATTATTATCGACAGCTTTCTTAGAAACTTTAACTTTTTTTACAGGTTTTGTAAAATTATTTTTCTCATTATCCTTCTTTACCTCTTCTAAAGAAGGAGGATCAATTATATTCCATCTCTTTCTAGCAAAATCTTCATCAAAATACTCCAATGCACTTTGACATAAAGTATTATTAGTAGTACGAAATTTCTCTGGAAGTTCTTGAAACATATAATCATGCCGAAGAACATCGGAAAGATTGGCGTACCAATCTCTCCAAAGATCCACATAATACATTGAACGAGCATAAGACGTATCAATACCAGAAATTAAAGGTTCATTCTCTAAAGTAGCCTTTTGACCTCGTTTATAAATTTCTTCAAGCTCCACTTGCTACCTCCAATATTGAAGTGGTAACAGTACATTTTGTCAATCTATCTTTACGAAAAGATCTCCAATCTTTCTTCTCTAAATCCCATACTGTAATACTTTCTTTAGTTGAATTATTATAATCATCTGCTAACACTTCCATCTCCTCTGTAAATGGATTCAATGTGCAAGTCATCTTTCTTTGACTTCCATCTGCCTTTATAAATTCTATATTACAAATACTATTTTCCAACAATCTAACCAATTCTGCATACGTAGCACTCAAAATATCTACCTCCTTATTCATCATAAGTATAAATTACCTCAGCACAACTCGGACATTCCATTACAATTTCTTCTACTTGCTCCAAATACGACACATCAAAACCAATATGAAAACCACAATCATCACACTTATGAATTTCCATCATTGTTCCTGTAACTTCTTCATATCCTTCACGTTCAGGAACCGCCTCCACATCACATACATATGACATTAATAATTCTCCTTTGAAATATAATCAATAAATTTAGTTAAAAATACACGACTCTGTAATTTGGCTTTACTATGTTTCTTAAATGCTGTGGTCAATCGTCTTTTTGATTCTCCTTTCAAATCATCATCTAAACCACCTGTTTCCAATTCTAAATCAGACCCACCTGATAGAACAAAGAATATATCATATCCAGCATGTTCCTCATTAACTAAGTATTTAGACTTTCTAAAATCCTTCATCATTTCATCATATTTTTCAACATGCCCATGGTCACGCCTTGAAAAGAAATGAGTTGAAACAGCATTTCTAACATTATATTTACCATTCGCAACGAAAAATCCAACAACATTAACTCTTGGTATATTTCCTAATGATCTAATTAAAGAATTAGTCATATTATTATGCTCCGTGCTATACCAGCTAGTTCTATAAACACCTTGACGATCAGAACTAGGAGAAATATATTCAGTGGTATTAGAATATGGATCTTTCAACCTCACATTGACATTAGAATGACAAAAATTTGCAATCTTAGCATCAACATATAGTTTTTCTCTATAATATTCCTTTGTCTCATCCGAATCATCATACTGTACATACCCAGAATATCCAATATCAGAAGCATTATGAGCAATTTCATCATCCTCAGTAATTTTGAGAATAGAAGTTGCTGAATCACCATCTGTCAAAAGAATCACATTGATAATGGTACTTCTATTATCCTTTCGATACCTCTCCAAATAATCTTTCATTATAATCAATGAATCATTAAGAGGTGTACCACACAAAGACCAGTCAGTAGGCACTAAATGTCTTGCATATCCATAATTCAATTCTATACCATAAGCACTCTCTAATCCTCCATAACTAAATCCATTAGACATAGCATAAAAATATGTCATTGATCTTTCCAATTCTTTGGTAGTCATTCGGGAAGAAAACATATTACGCATAACAAAATAGTCCACGTATAAATCATCTACCTCATAATCTTTCTGCTGTAATGGCTTTATAACATCACGATACGCCCCTGGATTATCACTAAAACAATAAACTTCAAATGGTATATTAACTTTTTTACAAAATAATACCAATGTCATAGCTTGATGAATAGTGTTACTAATACTAGCATCCATAGATCCAGACCAATCAATTACAAGTATCATCGCATGATCTTTACCATCAGGTAAAATTGTAATCCTACGAAATATATCTTCATTATATCGGTATTGGTGAATCTTATTAGTATTCAAAGTACCTGTTTTGTTAACAGATGCCCTAGCATACTGATCGGCAGATTTTTTCATTTCAAATTCTTTAGCCATAAAATTGACAGAAGAATTAACAGACTTTTTCCAAGATTTATAACCATCAACCAAAGCCTGATTATATTGTTCTTTTGAAATGTCATTATCCATCAACGCTCTAACAAACCATTTATCCGTATAAATCTTTTCGTGATAATACTCATCCAGATTCGATAAAACGGATGAATAATTCTCTATATACCTATTAGAATCCACCTTAGGGATATTAACAACCATATCTGGTAACATAGTCGGATCATAACTAGATTCTATAAAATCATCCATAGCATCTTGTGTATCAGACTTAAATTGGTCTTCTAAGTTATTTCTATTTCCTCTACCTCCGACTTTGGAGTTGTATTTTTTAGATTCCTTTCCCTTTTCATCCTCCATCTCTTGTTTGCCACTTCCTGATTTCTCAGATTGTGTAGACTCTCTAGTATCATCTCCATCACGTTCTCTGTCACCATCAGTCCCATCCGAATCGGTGGTATCTTTTTCGTCACCATCAGCAGAATCCGTTCCAGATCCCGAATTAGACTTCTGTGTCTCCTCTTCCCAGCCATTACAATCACCTCTTTCTTCCATTTGCTGTTGCATTAACATATCATCTGCCATATCAGGTACATCACCCAATACAAACTCATACAAATCTTTAACTATACCAGCCACATCTTCAAATGTCTCCACCTTTTCTATTCTATCAATCAACTGCTGTTCATCTGGACTAAACTCATATTGTGGTCCTAAAGAACCACACTTAAAATGTATATTGATCTTATCAATCAATTTCCTATTAAGGCTTTCAGGATCACCAAACAATCCTTTCTGCAAAAAATCTTTATAGCCATTATGAAAGTCTCTCCTTAAACCAGGAAATTTCCGTTTCATTTTCTTTTCAATCCGGGCGTCTTCCACTATATTAAACAAGGTCTTGACACGGCCTGGATGATCCGAATCAATACCATCGATCTTAGTTTGTAGATCATCCATATCTGTCGGAGTAAACAAGGCATGCCCAACTTCATGCCCTACTAGCATATCATAAACATCCTCAGGCATAGAGTCCCAAGTAGGGAGTAATAATGTACGATTTTGAACATCAAACATTGCTGTGGAGACATTTCTATGTTCCACTGTAATGTTTTCAGTAGCCAACAATCTGGCCAATACTTGTTTTTGCTCTTGAGTATACTTCACTTTATCTCCTTATGGAAGGTTCATTCCTTGGCCCATTGATATATCTTGCTTTTGTTTCGCCCGAAACATTTTTTTGTCCAGATCTCAAAATGGTACTTCTTCAGTCTGTTCCTCTTCAACTGGCTTTTCTTCAAGTTTGGAATAAAGATCACTCAATGCGGCCTTCGTATCATCATCAAATCTTGAGATACAAACATTGATGGCCTTATCTTCCTTTCCAAATATCTTAAACGCATTAACAATATGAACAAGGCGGCGAGTTGAAATTACTTCATCAAGACCACCATCATCATAAGTTTTACGAACAATGTCAGCCCAATTAACAAGCCGATCCAAAAACTTATCATCATATTCCAACTCCTTCAATTCTAATCTTAAAATTTTCTTTTCAGTAACGGCTGTAGGATAGGACTGCTCTAACGTAATAGCGAATCTTTCAAGAAACGCCTCATTAAGAATGTTAGTTCCAATGAATTGACCATGCTCCGACCCTTTACCCTTTGTGTTAGCAGTAGCAATAACATTGAAACCAGGTTTGGGTTTAACCCACCGATTAACTTTTTTAAGATAGACACCTGAACCCTCCAATACGGGTTGCAAACACATAATTTTATTTGATGCTAAATCAATTTCATCTAGGAGAAGTATTGCACCTCTCTCCATAGCATCTACTACTGGACCATTGTGCCAGACAGTATTGCCGTTAATCAATCTAAAACCACCAAGCAAATCATCTTCATCCGTTTCAATAGTAATGTTAGCACGAACCAATTCTCTATTTGATCTGGCACAAGCCTGATCAACCATCAACGTTTTACCGTTACCAGAAAGACCTGTAATAAAAACAGGATAAAATATCTCCGATTTGATTATACTAAGAATATCTTTAGAATTTCCAAATGGAACATACTTCTCAGATTTATCAGGAACTAAATTTACATCCTCTTTTGGTATTTCCACTATTTCTGCCTGTTGTTGAGATTCTTCAACTACTTGTGGAACTATTTTTGTAGTAACTGGCATTTGTCCTTTTTTCATTGGTACAATGTTATTATAAGTTTCTAATGGAAAATCTCCATTAATTCCTTCGACACCTTCTTTCGCTTTTAATGCTTCTGGCAATTTACCATCGATAGGTAATTTATACAAACCAGCAGATGTTCTAAATTCAGGTCTTTGAATCCAACCCGGTTTTTTAACATCATAAGTATCTGTAATAACTTGCAATTCAGCTTTGGTTAATTCATCTTTATCATAATGACTATAAGCACATTTAACAAAGGTCATATGATTGTGATTCAAAGATTTCATTCTTAATTATTCTCCATTTAGTTGCTATATTATAATTATCGACAGTTATGCCGAAAACTTTAGCTTTATTTTTTATCTAAATCAATTACAGTTGAAGCGTCTAATAAGGTTAGGCTATCACGTTCCTCATTCCAATCCTCAACCTTAACGAAATACTCAACTATTCTATCCATTGTAATTGGTTGTTCAGATTCCAAGTCATAAATAAAAGGTTCAGTATTCCTAAACTCCACCAATAAACTTTGTTTATAAATTCTAGCCATCACCCTCACCTTGATTAAAAGTTTTACGCATATCTTCCTGACGACTATATTCTATAAAATCATCATAGGTCTTATTTAATTCATCAACATAAGCCTGTTTTGAGGTTTTTTTATCTTCATTTATAATAATATCTACATTTTCCTGATTTATAACTGTTTCACCAGTTGAATCATTATCATTAACTATATCACTCACTAAGGAATCTATAGTTTCTGTATAAGAATCAATCTTATCCACGTACTTCATTATAGAATATGTATCTGCATCATTACCTAATTCACATAAATCAACAGCCTCAGTAGCTAATTCATAAATTTGACTAAAACAGTATTTAGCAATACCAATCTTAACATCTACCATTATACTATCTCCTCCAGCGTAGGACATCTATATTATAACATTTTTAACCAGCCCCTGTCAAGGCTAATTTCGTGGATACTTAAATCCAATCGTCTTTTTTTCCTGTAACTTCTCTACTACTTTGGTTAATTCACCACCCCACACATCACTAGGGATAACATCCCAAAGATTAACCCCGATCGCATGGGATACTTTGGTAATTCTCCTAATAATCTTATTCCTTTTCTTAGTTTTCATCATCATCATCCAATTCATCTAACCAAGCTATTATGGAATCTTCAGCATCAGAACACCATTGAATTAAATCATGTGATCCAATGATATTGGCCCATAAAAATACTAAATCCAAAAAAAACCTAACAGAATAAAGAAAAAATAATCCTGTTAAAAAGGTTATATGGAATAACAACCATTGTATAAATTTCATTCCCCATTTGCCCATTCCTGTAGTCGTTGAAATAACTTTTCAGCAGATTCAGGAGAAAAAATAGAATATAATCCTATCAAAGAAACACACAAAGTACCACAGATCATTCCCAATACTGCAATAAAACCTTTTATGGCATCAAATATCAATCCCATAAGTTATCCTCCTCATCTAAATCATAGATTATTTCATTTATATCTATTTTTGGCGGATTTTCATCCAATTCTGCAATTTGATCCAAATCAGTAACGATGTCAATTAGATCTTCCAACATTTCTTCTAGTTTTTGGGAATTGGTACCACTTAATTCAGTAGTAAATTCCTCTAAAATCTCTGAAATTCTAGAGGAAACCATAGTTAGGGAATCAATTAAATCGGACATTTTATTTCTCCGAGTCAAAAGGTTCATCAAAATGGATTTCATATAAATCTTCAATTTCTTCATCCGACATATTTCTATAGCCTTGACAACCATCCATTAGAATGTCATAAATATCACTCCACTGTATATTTTCATATTCGGCATCACATAACATATCCCGCATAATTTGGTATTTGGTACTGTTATCATGGACATCTGTAGTTAACATTCTATAATCTCCTGTTGGTCAAAAATATATCCAAAGCCCCATTTTTCAATTTCTTCGTATAATTCATCTTCGGACAAAGTTTTTAGGTGTTCAAACATGGTAGATCTAAATGTTTCCAATAAATCTTTATAATCCATATTAGAAAGTAGAGCTTCCACATATTCTAATCGTAATTTATCAAGATCAATTTCCCTTTCAGTTGGAATTGCTAAATCAAACATCTTAATCTCCGCTTATATTATTATTATCGACAGTTTCATCGGAAACTTTAGTTAAATTTTGAAACTTTTTTTCGATTTCCGTTACTGAATCAACGTACGGCCTAATAGTGGAAGTTTCAAACAAATCATCAGCCATTTCCATGCCTTGAGCAATTGCTTGACTTTCAGTATCGGCACTTACTGTAATATAACAAGGCCAAATTATTCTTACCGCATATTTTTTAAGCTCGGACATCTAAATTACTCCCCCACTTTTTGTCTGCTAGTGGATGACTTTTATTTTTTCTCGGATCTAAGGCATTTTTCATAGAATCTGTAACTGCCTCAACCCTTTGTACACGTTTTGCTGCCTGTACTTCCATATAGGCACGATAATAATCATATATATCCATTGTTTGGACACCATATGTGTTAATCATCTAATTTTTCCATATTATCAACTACGATTTGACATAAATCGTCCTTAAATTTTTCATATACCGTGTAGTATTCGATATTTTCGTTTAATGATTCAAAATAGGATAGAATATCTTCCTGAATCTGTTCTGAAATTTCTGCTACTGAGTATTGATATGGGATATTAACTTTCATAATAAATCCTTTTCATTTGTTTCCATAAGCTACCATCAACTATGGGTCCTGTCATAATATACAAGCCCCATATACCAAGGAAAAGAGCCGGGATATTACCCAAACTAGCCAGCACGTTAAAAATAAACGCAAGTAACGCAATGGAACCTCCTAAAAAGTATCTAAGCATCAGTTGAATTGGCATTAGGTGAATAAATCTTTTGACATTTATTCATACCTTGCATAAAACCATTAAAATGTCCTATAGTATACGCCATTACACCTGTCGTAACTATAATAATACCCATAATTATCATTTGTGCTATATCCATTACTATCCTCTCCCTCCACCTAGAAAATGTTCGCTAATCCACTTCACAATTTTTTCCCATGTTGTTAATTTCTTAATCGGTTTACGTTTTTTACCCCTCTGTTTCAATGTAAGACCAGTAGGCAAAGGAGCCTCATCTATTTTTTGGTCAAATGTTTTCTTTCGTACAAATTTCACCTTATACCTCCTATCTTAATTAAATACCAAACACATCATCCTGGCATGATTGGCAGAGGCCAGAAATTTGATATTCTTTAATTGATATATCGTCCTTAAAATCTGCTTCCACAATATCATTAGTATCGCAGGTCATACAGGAGCCAGCCATAATCGTAGCCGGTCTACTTTTCCCAAAGATTTTAGCTAATTCTAATTCCAATTCCGATCTTTTTTGTGTAGGTACGATTCCCATCTTATTTTCCTCCTGTATCATGTCCATTCTTAACAATTACAACCACTGCCGCTACTGACGATACTATCCAAACCGCTATACAAACTACTATCACTGGATCCATTATTCTGCCTTATATCCTAAATCCGTTGCAATATCTACTATTTCTGAGGTTATAATTTCATGAATACCATCAAAACTATATTCCTCAGTCTTATCAACTATCGTTTTCCACTGTTCATCTGTAAAATTATACTCAAAGTAGGAATCCTTATCCCACCATAAAGCTACAATTTCATCATTTGGTTTGTAACCATCCAAATACTTTCGTAAATCCTTAACTGTCATTAAGCGGCCCTCTCAATTTGTAATAATTCCCTAGAGGTATTATACTTTTTGGCACCATGATACTTATATACCACTACCGGTACATCCGGATCCCAACATGCCCTACAATCACCACAAGAATTTTTTTGACTAGATGCCGGACAGAAAAACCAATCCTCTTCGTCCTTCATTTTATCAAACTTTTCCGTAGTATAAGTGGTACTAGACCATTCATATTTATCAGATTTAAGGACTGTATCTTTCATGGGTGCCGATACCCGAATTATCATATTATTTGGAGGCTCTGCCACCTTTAGATAATCCTGATATATCTGATATTCTTTAGTAGGAACCCAGAAATTTATATGGGTACAAGCATATGCCACAGTGGCAATATCCATTAGCATTTTTAGTGATTGAATGTCACCACTATCAAAAAATCTAAAGAATGGTTCCTTAGCCATCACTGTGCTTTCATGGAAAAAATGGATCATGGATTGAACCCACAGTAATGGATCTTTAATGTAGGCTTGGTGCCGACGTTCATAAGCATTTTGAGTATTTTCCCAAATGTATGCACCACTGTCGGCATAGCACCCATGACAGGTGCTACCTTCAACGTCAATAAGTTGGGAGCCAGTGATACAATAATCAATTGGAATTCCCCAAGACAATCCAGGCATTTTACTTGGATCACTGAATTGTCCAACATTTTCTTTACAATCTTTAATTGTAAGTTTAGCTAGGTTACCATTCGGTAGTCCCATTAAAATTCTCTCCTTAATGTTCTTAATACTATAACCATAATATCTTGATCTAAAATGTCACCACATCCAGGTGTCCATGTTCGATCATTATCATCCATCACCTGTTTAACAGAGGTGATCCAACTGCCACCTATAGCTAAACTATTCTCCACCGCCTTGACTATCATCTGGCTCGGATGTGGACCCAACGTCCTCACCATCCGCATCGGATCCGTTATCTTTTGTATCGGTGTCATTTTCCTCTTCCTCTCCACGGTGATCGGTATATATCTGAGGAACTTCAATTCCTTCAGTTTCCAGAAAATTTTCATAGGCTTCTGGATTTTCCCTAACTTGGTCATTGACCTCTTTATAATCAGCCATTTCCTGTGCCGCTATATCAGCTTCACGTTGGGCTAGGGCTTCCCGTTCTTGCTTTAGTTTAGCCACAGCGGCTTTTCTCAAACGTGATCTTACTGAAGTTTCCTTCGGTGTGTTATAACGTTTACGATTTTTAGCCTTTTCAATTTTACGTTCCCGATTCTTAATCCGTCTTAAATAACCCATATTATAATCTCCCCTAACTTTGTTTTTGAATAAGATTCATAACCCGCAGAATAGATCGGGCATCAGACATTTCCCGTTCTATCATTTCAGCCAGTTGTATCTGCTCATGGGCATCATCCGCATTGGGTATTTGTGTCGCCAGGTCGTCCACAGTAGTCGTAATTCCTTCGAGTAGGTCCAGTAGTTCTTGCATTTTCATTTCTCTCCTAATGTTTTCCATATACTAAATTGTAATTGTAATTAAATTTGGCGGTTAACCAACTATCATAGACCGGATCATTCCATTTAAGTGGTAAAAAATCATCATCACATCCATGACTAATTTCACCATCAATTCCATGCTCTACTTTATAGATATTGCTATCTATTCCAACTATCCGATAAACTTGGTCAGAATAGGACTTGACCATTTGTCCGTTTGTAAAATTCATACTCTTTTTAATCACTTGCTATATTATAATTATCGACAGTTAAGCCGAAAACTTTAGCTATATTTTCGATTTAGGAAAGCGGTAAAGGAATTGAAAATATCCTTTAATTCGGAGTATTCATTTTCTAATTCCTTATCCTTTTCCTTAAGTCTGTTAATCAGGTTAGCCCAAGTATATTGATTGATTAAAGGGGCTTTCGTTGAGCTAGGAACATACTTATCAGTTTGGAACATTTTAGTTCCCTGAGTAGTTGGAACGTCCAAATCATTTGTTAAGGTATTACAGGATATAAAAAATGGTTCATCATATACTGCCTCGCCATTATCATCGGTAACAACCACAGCCATAACGTCAACGGTATTCAAATAGCTATGGGAATTACCAATTCCTTTTCTTTTCGATCCGGCATTGATTCTATTTGTTAATGGAACATTTACCAAACCAGTCCCTAACAATGTAACTTGTTTAACTTGGACCTTTAAGGTATATTCGGCCATATAATCTACCATTAAATCATATGGAAAAGATTGGTTAGTTGGTCTTGAGATTAGACAATTATTTTTAGCACAAAATTCCTCAACCCTTCTCTCACCATCATCACCTTTGGTATGGGTCAAATTGTTATAATAACCATCAATCATTTTATCCCGTTCCGTATTTTCTGGCATTTCCTTTTCCTGTTGGTTAACGTTTGGGAATTGTAATGGCCAATGTTTACTTTTCTGAATTGTCATTTCACTAATCCCTTTTTGTTGCTATATTACTATTATCGACACAAACCCGGAAAACTTTAGCACTAATTACGATTTATTTTTCGGTGAAAATAATACAATCGGTCCACCAAAAATAATTATTCCTATTCCAATTAACATCATCATTTCTACCATAATTTTTTTACTCCGGCTAATCTGTGAATAGTACCATCTAACAAGGCCCACCAAATTGCCATCAGTCCGGGAACGGCAAACATTATCGCCATTCCCGGTCCCATGGATCCCATCTCCATTCCACCAACGGACCCTAATACTAGGAATCCTCCAGTTATCAATCTTATCATTAACTTACGTCTCCACTGTTAAAAACTCTAACCTTATCCCAACGTTTATTATTCCAAAAATTATCAATCAATCTATGGAAATCCATATCCGTTAGATAATGTTCCTTGGTACGTTCCGCCCTACGTTTATAAACAGCGGAACGGTTTGCATAACATAAGGTTACTTCCTGACTTCCTGATTTTGATCTAAATTTAATTTTGTTCAATTAAAATAACTCCAATTGGGAATCATCTACTTTTGGTTCCTCAAATAGTTCCAACTGTTTTTCAGCTTTTTTAGCATTTTTCGGCTTAGGGTTGACCGACTCACCTTTCTTGACAATTTTAAGATTAGACAAGGTCCACAATCCGCCAGCTTTTTTAGGCTTAGCCATTGCCACACGGTGTGTAATACCAGTCTCCAAACTTGTCATATATGCTTGATAATACATATCAAAGATGGCTTCCCGATCCTCAGTTAACGGTGTAATATCTTTATTACGATTTTTGGCACCGTTAAATGTTACCCTAGCTTGGTCCAACTCAGGCGTGTTAAATCGTCCACCTTTACAGTATCCAACTTTACGTTCTACGCCGGTGAGATATGAGTAAGGTTTACCAGCATTTTTCGATCCAACTCTACTTACGCTAACTTTTAATGGCATGTTGTAATTCTCTCCAATTTTCTAATCACTTGCTATATTATAATTATCGACACAATTGCCGAAAACTTTAGCTTTATTTTCAAATTATTTTAGAATTTTGAAAATCCTAAATCCAAGTTTAATATCGTAGATCCTTTCCAATCAAATGATTCAATCTTAATTAAATCACTTGCACAGGCGTCCCCTATTTGCATAGTAGACTCCGGATCGGCGGCTATGTTAAACTCTACTTCCACGTTCCCATGTTCACGTTCCGCAGTTTGTAATTTTTGTATCAATTCTGAAAGTTTCAAGATATTCTCCAGTGTTAGTTGCTATATTATAATTATCGACAGTTAAGCCGAAAACTTTAGCTTTTTTTTAGCTATTATTGTAAAAATGTTTTCCTGATAGATTACTCTGATATTCTGTCAAAGTATTATCAGATACAAAGTCCGACGTTCCCATCATCATATCGAGCCAATTTTCACTTGCTTTGATAGTCTTAAAAAATGCAAGAAAAATTTTTCCATCAAAATCAGTAAACGAAACGTCGAACCCATGTTGGGTTTCTACTATCTCAAAATCTGTCAAGTCTAAATCAGTCTCCGAATTATCATCACGTTCCAACTCGTTAGATTCTCCGAAAATTTTATCAAGATCTAAATTTTTTGCTAACGTTTCCAAGTCTATGCTGTTTTTCAATAAAAGTTGGTCTAATGTCATACTATCTCCAATTACTTGCTATATTATAATTATCGACACAATATCCAAAAACTTTAGCTTTATTTTCAATAATCCGGAAAATAAATTTTTCAGATTTTTTGATTTTTCTGCTAGAATGTTTGGTTTGTGTTTCGATATTACTTGCGCCTCTACTTATAATTATCGACACAAATGCGGAAAACTTTAGCTTTATTTTCACTTTTTTTGAAATTAATTTTTGCATTTGTGTTTTGATATTACTTGCGCCTCTACTTATAATTATCGACAATTGTGGGGGAAACTTTAGCTTTTTTTTGATGTTGACACAAAATAATTTTGTGGAAAAAAAATTTTGTATACAAAAAGTTATATCTTGATTCAGATGTATCGCTCGCCAATATTGGGAATCGGGCCCTGGTGTGTATGAAAAATAATATTTATTAAAAGCCCTGGGGATCAGGCTTTCAGGATCTCAGTGTTTAGTTGTATGATTTTGTATACGTCTACAAATTTTTTTACAAAAAACTTCTCCGAGTGTATAGTAAATCATACACGTAGACACCTCCGAGTGTCTACTAAGCCGCACAGTGTCTACCATACCGCACACTGTATGAAATACCGCACACTTGAAAATCGGGCGCACGTCGCCTTGACTGGTATCGAGTAGTATCGCATGGTATCGAGTAGTATCGCATGGTATCGAGTAGTATCGCATGGTATCGAGTAGTATCGCATGGTATCAGATGGTAACATACGGAGACCTAAAAAAAGAAAACAAGGTTTTTATTAGGTTTTTTAAATATTCAATTGTTGGCACAGTTGTTGTGCCATTTTGACATACTTCTCTAATTGATTATGCAAATAGATTCTCTCTGCTTTTTTCTTGGTCTGATACAACTGCATTTTGGTTCTCTCATACTTCTCTATCATGGATAAAATTTGCTGTCTGGATACTTTCACATTAATTTATCTATTATTCCTTTGAAATCACCTTCTTTCTGTAATTCCTCTACTGTCTGTGATTTTTTCTTTCCACTAATACATGTAACAGGGGTTGTTTTACGTTGTTTTTTCTTTTTATTTTGCATTAATGCTTTTTTAGTGGCTGTAGCTACTGCTACTATTCTGGCTATCATTGTTCTAGTCTCCTTATTATTGCGGCTCGGTGTTCTTCTTCTAGATAATGTTCATGTAATCGTTTTTTTCTTCTCATTAAAAAATCATATTTCTCTTGATAATCTTCTGTATCGTTTCTCATTAAAATATGTAATTTTTTTAATTCATTTATTGTTTCTTGTAGTAGTAACTTGACATTACTCATTAGCTATATCCTCCTTTCGATCTTTGGTAGTTTTGGACCAATAATTTTTTTTATGGACCTTGACACCATTGTGTTTTTTAGGAGTGATATGTGTTCTTCGTTTGGCATTATTATTGAATCTATTTCGTGCTATTCCTAATTGAGGATTTCTATATTGTCTTTTTCTAGTGATTAGTTGTTTCTTATGCGTTCCTTGTCTAGGTGGAAGTAATTCAAATCTTTTCTCCCAATAGACTTTATCTTGTCTGAGACGATGACGATTTTTCCAATTCCATTCTTCTTGACGTTGTTGTATTTCTTGTTGTGCCTCCTCTTGTAATGATTTTTCTACTAGATATTTGGGCTTTATCGCACAACCGTGATAACTGCACTGTGTTAATATTAAAAATATTAGGCCTATAATGAACTTTTTCATTTTTTTATTCTCCTAGAATTATTAACATACCTTCATAAATTTCTTTACCTGCCACTTCATGCTTGTTTTCTTCTAATGGCTGTCTTGTGGATATTGGTTCTATTGATATTTGTTTTGTTGTACAACCACCTAATAGTAATAAAAATAGAAATAGGAATCTCATTTTTTTAAATATTGTAAAATTGCTTTATTGACTAATGCGGTTATATTGTCTTTGTCTTCATTAGCTAGAAATATGATTACTTGTTGATATATTTCCTCCTCTAGATTAATTAAATGCTTAGGATGCTTATGTTTTTGATTGTCAATTACGTCCCAGAGTAGGACGTATAATGCACTACCCATCATCATAAATAATGAAATCGTCACTGCCGTAAATAATTGTTCCATGATTAATTTTCAATTTCTCCTCTTGCCCATTTGGCACTTAATTCTTTTTGTAATTTCTCATTTGCTTGTGAGCTTTTCAATTTATTTCGTAACTTTTCGATGATTCTTTCCTGTGCCAAGACTAATTTTCTAAAATTTTCATTTTCCTCCTTGAGTGATGTTGTGACAGGATTGATTTGTTTTTCTACTCCCATTAGTTGTTGATTAAGCGTTTCATGATCTAATTCAGTGTGTTCTATTGTGTTCATTATAATACCTCAATAAATTTTTTTAAAATCCATAAAGATCCTAACAAGATTCCTGTTAGGATTCCTACTAATGTTACTAATGCCGCCGTCAAATAAATATAAATTTCCGCAAATGGTCTTTTCATATTACCTTTTCCTGAAATTAGTCCAATGACTTATCTTATCTGCTACATAGACATATCCCACTGATACAATTATAAGAAACAGAAATACCGTGATTGCTACTATCAATTTCATGGCATAAATAAGGCAGGTCTTTTTCCCGCCTTCTCCCATGTATAGCCATCAAATAACGTATTCCATGATGCCATATCTGTGTGTGTTACTACTGGAATTCCATAACTATCAATTTCTCTTTTTAAATTTGTATTTAAGAAATCTATATGTACAGTATTCTCAGTTTTCTTTTTCAAATTTGGAAAAGGTAGTCTGGCATCAACATGAATTTTCTTAATCTTAAATCTATTCATAACACCTTCATTATAGGATCCTGCTTCTGCTTGAGTGAAGATATTAGAAAATTCTTCAAAATTGTCTTTAATGAATCTTTCCGCATTATCAAATAAACCTTTAGTTATTTGAAATAAGGTTTTGTTGATTTCTTCATCATATGCATTAATTAAGTTAAGATGTTCATTGGATATTTCCTTATTGAGTTCCCTTTCCTCCTTTAATGTATTTTTTAAATTTAAAAGTTTTGTTCCCCACAATCGAGAGTTTCCTGCATCATCTGCGTTTTGTAATGCCCATTTTAACCGTCCATTTTTTTGCCTTTCTCCAAATTCACGTATGTCATTTGTTAAATTCTTTCCAATTATGGAGACTTCCGTATTAAAATCATCTCTTATAGTATCTAATACCTTCTCCATACTTTCTACATATTTTTTTGTAAATCTTTTCTGTTCTTTAAAAAAAGTAAGATCCATCCAACGCATACCATCACTATCAGAAGAAGTGAAAATATCTTCCTCCCCTATCATAATCATATTTCCTTCTAACTCAACAATATAACCACCAGAGGTTTCAATTCCTTTTAACAAATAAGGAGCTTGTGCTTTAAATATTTTAGTCATTACAGAAAGGGATTTAGATGAATTTTGTAAATCAAACAATGACAACATACCAGATCCACCAGTAATATGCAATGCCTTCTTATCCGTATTGTCCTCTTTTATGCGATTAAACATCGGAGCAGAAAAAGGTAATGGAGCCTCATACTTACCACTAAGCCAAAACTCATATGGCTTAGAACGAGAATCGAGATATCCTCTAGTAGTATCAGAATAAGCCATTTCTGCTAAAAACTCATTAAACGTTTTCATACTATCTCCTCTTAAAACCAATATTTATAAATATTATTCTTCATCATCAGGTGTTATTTTAATATCTATGCGTCCAGGAGTACCAACTTGTATTGATTCTATTACTTTTAGCATAGCACCATACAAATCGGCTATTTGTTGAGGTTCATAATAACCGTCTTCAATATTTAATCTTACTACTGTCTTAGGATTCATTGTTTCTATTTCTAAATTAATATGTGCCATTGTTATCTCCCTAAACATGCACTACCGGCATCTGCTTGAACTTTAGTACAACATAAATATTCCAATGCAACGCAACATTTGCAACAATGAATTGGATCTGGTTTTGGAATTTCTCTGAAACTTGCCATCAATACCATAAAAGCGGTTATTATTACTAATATCCACCACGTACTATATCTTTTACCAAAAAGACTAAATGAACCAATCATTGTCTATCCTCAATTCTTTTCCGAATTAACCTACGATTAGATTCTTGATCCATCGTAGGATTCGTAAAAATATGTTGCTTCTTGGTTTTTTTAACAGGAGGAGGATGTACTTGGTGTGATCGGTGAATTTTCCTTAATACAGAATTAGGAATTTTACGAGGTCTTACTCTTCCGTTTTGCTCACGATATAACATATATGTATATGGTTCATCATAATAAAATCCATCAAAACGATATAATGGATAAGGCCTATGTCTAGGAATATATACATTTACTCCGGGAGAAAGAGGATAGTCATAAAATTCAAGAGGCTCATACTCTAATTCATAATATTGATAAGGAGTTGTAGTACAACCCAATAATAATATCAATGGTAAAATAATCCAATACAACTTCATAACATTTCTCCTATTATCAAGGTCTATTTTGTTCTGCAATTTGTCGTTTTAAATTAGTTATTTCTTCCTTCATTCTAAAATTTTCTACAACTAATTGAAATATTTTTTCCGGATTTCTACGAAAACTTTCAATCAACTGATATTTCTGTAAATTATCAAAATACCCTTTATTAATCCAATTCCTATTCGACCACTCGATCATTTTTTTTCACCATCCTTACATTCTAACATTCTCTCTAATTTATTTATATATTCTTGTTTTTTCTGAATTTCATTTTTCAACTCAATCTCCTTACGTTGTCTAAATGATAATTCTTGTTCAAATGTAGTTGCCTGCTCCTTAATTAATTTATTCTCTTGATAATCACAAGCACTGATTAAAATTAATACAATTACAATAATCACAAATTTAATTTTACTCATATTTCTAATTCACCTCATCAATTAATACTCTGAAATTCCTTCTTTAAACTGTTGTATGTCAATTTCCATAGATATCCAATGATTTTCTCCTTGAAGTATCATGTAGATAAGAGGAGAATATATTGCTAGATACCAAAGCCAATATAACCAATCTTTCTTAAATCGAAGAATCAGAAAAATAAAAGAAAGACCTAAAATATGGATCCACTGATGATCCAAAATTCCTAATAACAAACTACTTAACGTACTATCATAACACCAATAATAAAATTCTATATCTCCTGCAAGTGACCTATCTAACCAAATTGCCATGTCTAAAAAAAAGATTGACCCCCACATAAAAGGAAGCCACAATTCAGTACTTTTCTTATAAAAATTCCTCAAGGATAAAAAGTGTTTATTCATATCATCACTAGAAGGAATACTAAAATACACAGAAAAAATAAACATAAAAATATATACTATATTGAAATAATGGAACGAAAGAGGAATTTCCCAATCTTCAGTGTAATCATAAATAGAATCAGTTTGACTGGCCCATGGTTCATGGGCCGTAAAAATACCATGACAAGTCAACACAATTATAGTAAATAGATGAAAATAATACAAAGTGCAATAAAAATGTCTTTTTCTGTTTCTAATATTATTGGTAATAGTTTCTAGAACCTTAACAAGAGCTAATCCCATCATAAGAGTACTGAAGGTTGTGGTAATACCACTATTAAATATCTCCTTCAAACCTTCAACATATTCTTCATGATAAATGTTTACATAATCACTCATATCAGTCCATCCATTTTCCATCTTTAATCAAATGCCCAAATCTGTGTTTTATAATTTCCATAATTAATCCAATAATACTATCAGCCTCATAAATTCCACCTTCACGTAAATACAATGCATACTTAGATCCTTGAAATAACATATTAATTAACCTCTATAAAATTTGAATTGATACAACCAGGACATCTGAATATTTTATTATTCAAGACATCATCTACAACACGTTCTTTATTAAGTGTTCTGTCCCATCTAGGAAATTTAACTTCGATGTGTATATAACAATCACTACAATAAAATTGATGTAATTTTCCATCTCCTCTATATATTCCCCACATGTTTGGTGCACCTTCTAATATTGCCTTATCAGGAATTATTATCTTGGTATGATTAAACATAACCATCTACCAAAAGCCCATGTATCTTTTATCATTGTTTTAATAGAAGGAAACTGTTCTAAACGAGGATTCTGTGCATCAATTCCCCATACTGTCTCAAATCTCCACATTATATAATTAGTAGGAGGAATAGGCAAAAAGGGAAACAATTTCCACCAATTTCTCTTTCTGATCATCCATCCATATCTAACCAACATTACAAATATATTCAAATTAGATATTTTAGACATTCATAATCTCCACACTATCTTTCACTTTAAATACTTGATAGTCCATCTCTAAATTATCAATTATCCATTGTTGATGTCGCTTCTTAATCACGAACTGATCCTTTAACTGATTGACCAATTCTTCTGGTTCTAAATTTATATCACATGTGATATGAAAGTCTAATAACATAGACACTTTATAATTTTTATTTCTCAATTCATCCATTATATTTTCTCCTATAATATAAAAAACTCGGCTAAAATTAGCCGAGCCTATTTCCTGTGCCTGCTCAGGATACTATTAAACATAATGTTTATAATTTTCACTTTTTTTATTTTCTATTTTTTTTAATCTTTGGAGCAATTTATCATTTGCTTCAACTTGTTTACGTAATTGATCTATTAATTCTTTATTTTGCCTAACCAATTTAGAATTGTCATTCCTTAACTGATCCACCTTTGCATGTAAATTTATATGTTCTCTGATAAATTGATCAAATGAATCAGGAATTTTAGGATCAAGCACAACTTTAACATCCTCTTAATGTAAATGTCCATAAAAAGAATATAAGCATTAGACCTACAGTACATATCCACCAATAACTATCATTAATCATTATTTTCTCAATGCCTCCCATGAAACAGGAAATTCTAATTTCATCAGGTCATCTATCTGATTGCCAATCTGTTGTGTTTCTAATTGCGTGTCAGGTTTACATCTTAAATTGCACACTCTAGCAAATGCCATTAATGTGCCTGACCAATACCACTCTGTCATCATTGACTGTGGTAATATCATACGTGCTTGTTCTGGACATACTCCTTCCTCTAATAATCTCTCATAAGCACCAACCATAGTTTTACTCAACGATTCATACTCCAAACATCTCTTTTTAACAACACCAGATGATCCTTGCTTTTTATCTTCTGCACGTCCTCGCCATTCATCAGGAGTATAAATTTCTGGTGTAGTATCAACATATCTTCTACTAACCTCATTCCATATTAATCCTACTTGATGTTTGACCAATTGACGAGCAACAAAAACAGGAGCATTGATATGAAACTGTACACTACAATGACCAAAAGGTGTCCAATGATTATGTTTAGCAAGATATTTGATAAGTTTTTCATCTTGTTTAGTAAATTTAGTCTTTTTCTTTCCAAATGATACTCTGGCTGCATTAACTACAGTTAAATCAGAACCCATCTTCTCTAACATCGTTACATTCATAATTTAATATCTATTTCTCCATAACAATGAGGACAAGTTTCTCTTTCGTCCTTCATGAAATATCGTACTGTGAGATAAACATCTTTGTAAGAAATATTATAACCCTTACGATTCACACTATCATAAATATTTTGCACATACCATTTTAATGGCATATTACGAAAAATATCCTGATAAGTTCCTAAACATTTATGTATAACTTGCTGTTCACTGACATATCCTGCATGATGTCTTATACTATCATGATCCATTAACGCTTTCCACCATAATATTCTACTCCATGACCTTCTTCCACTAATTGATGATTAACTGAAATAGGATTATCTCCTACAAATATTTCACCCAAACATCTACCATATTTACCAACACCATGAGATACTAATCTTAAATCTTCAACATCTACAAGTTCAATTAATCTAACTTTAGCAGCCAAACCCAATTTCTTCTCTACTAAATCTCTAGTTCTACTTTCAGGAGCATTAATCCCGTACATCCGACAACGAACATGCTTCCAGGTATTGAATCCGAGATCAACCATAAGATCTATAGTATCACCATCAACCACTTTAGTCACCTTTACATTATATTCATACATGATTTATTCCTATTTAATTTTGTAAAATGATTAATGCACACAAAACAAGTATGCAAATTAACTCAAAATCACTCATCCCTTTCCCTATTAAGCTCTTGTTGTTTTTTCATATTCTCTTTCCATTTTTTACTAAACTTATTTGCCTCTCTCCTAGTTTTATCTTTCTTATCCCATAGAAAATACATTACAAAATGACCTACTATCTCAAGTATCATGGAACTAAGACCACCGCCAATGGCTCCTAATTTAGAACCATGTAAGTCCTCAGAAACGAAAAACTTACCTGCTTCCTTAATAGTTTTTATTCCTGATAAAAATAAACCAACATAACCAAGTAAAACTGCCATGCCTCCGTATTCAGCAAATTTTGCACTCCAAGTTATCAATGCAATCACAAATAAAACAGGAGAACTCAACCAACAAATAAGAGTTGGTGGACCAAACCATATCATCCTGATTTTACCAAATAAAGTAAATTCGCTCCACTTTTTCTCAGTAAAACGTTGAAACAAAGATAATACCATTACGGTCCTTGAAATTTTGTATCTTTAACTGGAATATTAGAATTTTCTTTATTTCGGACTCTATCAACAAGTCTCTGCAATATTACAACTTCCTTTTGCAATTTCATATATTTCATTTCTAAGTTATAATAAGCTTCTTTTAATTCCTCATTTTCTTGTTTCACGTCTTCAATTTTTACCACCATTTTTAAAATCCTTTAGCATAACAAAAAGCCAAAATAGAGCATTTAAAAACCAACAAGATATAATCACATAAGCCATAATTTTACTCCACATCTCATTTTTTCTTTTTATAATCAGTTTCATAAAATCCTGACCCTTTAAAAATAGTATGAATTGGCTGTAATACTATTTTCACTGGCCCATTTAATGGGCCAGTTGACTCGGAATAAGGTTCTTCACAATATTGTCCACAATTCTCAATTCTAGTATCTGTTATTTTTTGTTGTATCTCTAAATGCTTTTTACATTTAAGACATCTGTAAATATAAAATGGCATCAGTTTAACGATACAGTACTATCAGTTACAGGAATTTGATAACCAGAAACTCCATGTTCCGTTTCATCTAATCCTGCTAATTCATCTTCTTCACTCACTCTTAGTCCAATTGTATGTTTAATTAATAAAAACATAACTAAACTGAGTCCAAACGACCATACAAATGCAACAAGAACACCAATTGATTGTATTCCCAATTGTTTCCATCCTGCTTGAGAACTAAGCAATCCTATTGCTATTGTACCCCAAGCACCACAGACACCATGAACCGATATTGCTCCAACAGGATCATCAATTCTAAGCATATCAAACAATCTAACAGCAAATACTACAATACAACCACCAACAAATCCAGTTAATATTGCGGCTCCAGGAGACATTATATCACATCCAGCAGTAATTGAAACTAATCCAGCTAATGCACCATTCAATGCTAATGTAGGATCTGGTTTTTTGTGTAAAAACCAACTAATCATTCCAGCACCCAATGCACCACCACATGCCGCAAGATTTGTAATCAATGCAATAAATGCTAAATCTCCACCAACTGCAGTTGTACTACCAGCATTGAATCCAAACCATCCTAACCAAAGAATAAATACTCCCAATGCACCCATTGGAACATTATGGGGTTGCAAAAATCCTACTTTCCCATCAGAAAGATATTTGCCATGTCTTGCGCCAATTACCATTGCTCCTGCTAATGCAGCCCAACCACCAATAGAATGAACAACAGTTGAACCAGCAAAATCTAAAAATCCCATATTCTCTAACCAACCACCACCAGCATAAAGTCCACCCCATGCCCATGATCCGAAAATAGGATAAATAAATCCACATATTACAACAGAATATGCCAAATAGGCAATAAATTTTGTTCTTTCTGCTACTGCACCACTAACAATTGTTGCAGCCGTTGCACAAAACACAGTTTGAAACAACAAAAAGGCCCAATTAAATCCAACTGAATTACCTGTTGCTATAGCCTTCTCACTTCCTCCATCAAACAAAAACATATTCTCGCCTATATAACCATTACTAATTCCAAACATTAAACCAAAACCAAACATCCAAAAAACAATAGATCCTATTGAAACATCCATTAAATTTTTCATGATGATATTACAAACATTCTTTGCTCTAGTAAATCCTGATTCAACTAAAGCAAATCCTGCTTGCATAAAGAATACCAAAAAAGCGGCAAGACATGTCCATAAAATATTACTGTGATCTCTAAGCAAAGCTAAGGTATCTGTTTCCATAACGAATTACTCCTTTATATTTACCATTCCCATTCAAATTCTTGTTGTATCATACTATCATGTTGTTGTTTATGATGTTCTGCATCTTTATGCAGAAATGAATCATTTTCTACATCCTGATATCTAAAATTATTCCAATATAAATGTGCTGTTACATCCTCAGACCTTACACCAGAATTTCTAGTAACAGGTATTCCATATGCTTTAACTTCTCCAGATTCATCAGAATCATTAATTAATATTCTTCTACCACTAGGTAAGGCATAAATTATCTTATCCCACTGTACATTATTTCTACGTAAAAATTCCTCTGTTTGCCATTGATGTCTATATTCTCTGGCGGTAGTAAGAATAATATAATCATTACGAGGAATCTTATTCATAAACTCTCTACTATCCGGCAACATCAATTCTCTAAATTCTCCAATTGGACATTTCCACATCGGAATATTAGAAAAACTATACTTATCTGCTGGTAAATATATACCTTTCAAAATATTCAACACTTCATCTAACTCATCATTATTTCTATGTTCAACTAAGGTACCATCTATATCAATAAACCACGTTTTCTTTTCCATATTAATTAAATAATCTCCATAATATTAATATACCGTATCTAGTAATAACAAAACATGCTAATCCAATAATCGTCCAATTAACTACATAAGCTGAAAGATAAGACACACTGGGACTCAATCCCAATTTTATTAATAATTTTCTAAACACGTCTTTTTCTCAAAATCCATCCATCATCATAAACACGTAATAGAGGACCAATTAAAAATTTACCACCACCCTTTTTTCTATTCTCATCCAACCATGGAATCTCCAATTTTTTCATTATAGCAAGAACTTCTTTCAAATCATTAGGTGGAAATTCAAAATCCACTGGACTACGATATGTTATCTCTTTACTAATAATGTCTTCCCAATCAGTTTTAGGAAAAGATTCCAAGCGAATGAGTTTCATCCTCTTAATCCTCCTACATTGACATATTCCCTACAAAGCTCAATTATATCATTCCAATCAACAATATCCACAATTGAAGAAATATGTGAATATTCGTTTGTCTGAGTATAAATTGCTATAGTATCAGAATTATCTTCTTCATTCCAGACAGATATATTTATATTTGCAATAATCTGAGAAACAGGATCATACTCAATCATAACTGATTTATCAGTTGCAACACTATTTGCTATATCTTCTGTATCACCAGGAGATGATATAAGCAACCAAACATTACCAGTTTTCTTAAACCTGCCCGCATCTGCAATGCGTGGTGTAACCATTCGGAAAAAATCTTCTAATACATATTTCATTAACTATACTCCTCTTGACTTCTACCTAAATAATAACTATTATTCTTTCCAGCTTTCTGTTTCCAGTCCTCATAAAAACTAGGCCAACTATCATATTGTATACCTTTAACTACTGGTCTACCTCTAAACTTACTAGCAATATCTCTAATCTCTGATTCATTATATGACATATCAAATCCTACACCAGGTCCTCCTCCTATATTATAATACACACCTTTTACTAAAAACTGTGTCATAATACCTTCATTATATGTTCGTTGATCACCTTCAACGAACAACATAATAAATTCACCCTTCCAATCTTTAAATGTTTCTTCAGCTAAATCATAAAACTTCTTAGTAGATCTATATAACCATTGACCTAAACCTTTCTTTGCCTTTTCAAAATCTTCTATTATACTGGCATTAGCAGGATCATTAGAAAATGACCAACCAAAACTCCACTTGGCTAATCCTTTCTTTAACTCAAGAATTGTAATACCAAATCCTCTAAAATTACTAGAATTGGCATACTCTTTTAATTCTGCATGTTTTGGAAAATTACTATTTTGTGGAAATTCTTTTGTTGTTCTCTCCATTGCTTCATCATATTCTTTATCATTAAGATAATCATTCATAACTTCATTACGAAATCTTTCCAATTTCTTAGTATAATCCTTAAGCAAAGAATCACCACTCATAGTTCTTCCATCAAATCTATTAAGATCAAACCATCTGGTACCATCCGCATCAGAACTTGACCAAACATCACTGGTAGAAAGAACAACTATCTTACCCTCTAACTCAACTATAATGCCACCACTAGTGGCTACACCTTGAGCCATACCTCTAGCATTTCTAGCAGATTCTAAAAGAGTAAAAACTGATAATTGTTTAGCAGTACCTTCAATACTACCAAGACCTTCTAATCCTTCAAGATTAGTAACATGCAATGCTTTAGTTTGTTCTAACTCACCAACAATTCTTTCAATCATCGGTCTTGAGGCAGGAAAAGGTAGCATATATCCCGGCAAAAGCCAATTTTCATAAGGCTGGGGTTTATCATCATAAAACCCTTCCTCTGTAAGAAAATCTTTAAAATTTAACATTTAACTATTCTCCGCTACATATTCCTCATACACATCACGAACAATATCATATTCAATAGTCTCGTTTTCACGCATATTTATATAATATGCTAAATCCACAATATCAACATATCTTCCAAAATGCTGTAAATCTTTAGCAGTACGAACAGATACTTCTATACAAGCCTTTAATTTTATCTTTTGACTTTCACCCAATTCGCTCTTTGATTTGGGTCGAAGTTCCACCCTTCTAGTATTCCCCTTTCGTCTTCCGTCTGCCATGTGTTATCTCCTATATAATTAAATTTATATAAATTGGTCTTATCACCGCCAACCATGACGGTGATATTAGTTCTGATTACAAATTCAATTACTTCACCTGGACATCTATTTCCATCATAAATGAATTCAACAATCCTATCTTCCAATTCCATCATTACTCAAACTCCTCTGGAATTAAACCAGGAAATGCTTTATTAGCAACTCTGGCTGTTAAACCTTTGTATGGCAATTTACGTTGTATCATTCCAAATACTACTTCTGTTTCATCCTTATGTAAACCTTCTAACATTTGAATAAACATTTGTTCACGTTTCATCTGACTCATTGTCTTGGCTTGATCAGGCATTTTACCATTAAACTCTACATAAAAATAAAATGCACTGGCAGCATTTTCTAATTTACCCTCCACCTTTTCCCAATCTTCTTCCTCATTTTCATCAAAAGGTGGTTTTGTATCAGGAACTAACCACTTTAATCTTAAATCATAAGTACCACGTAATACTGCTTTAATACCATCTGTTTCATTTTCTTTTAAAATTGCTACTTTCTTGTTAATAGCCTTTTCATTACCAATTTCACTAAACACATCATGCATATTTCTCATACTAAAATTCTCCAATTTGTTCCATTAAATATTTTAAATTATTAGCAATAAAATAATCAAATATCTTACTTCTATCATTATTTAAATAACTAATATACTCATTTAATATTTCCTCTTTTATATTCTCAGGTATAAAATCAAAATCAACTAATTTTTGATTTCTTTTATATCCTTTTAACATTTTTCTATCACAAAATATTTCTGGGTTTAATTTTTTCCAATTATCGATTTTCCTATAATTAATAGGCGTCTGGCGAATTCCATCGACCAAGCAGCTATCGCTACTAAGAAAATTAGGTATACCATCTCCTCGATCTCCTTTCATTATATGTTCACGTTTAAACTCATCTGGGTTTTCAATAACAATAAAATCCTTTATTGTAGGACTATATTGATTAACCCAAGAGAATTTAGTCAATTGACCAAAATCTTTATCACTAGAAACAATAACATTTTTAGCTGTGATATGCTCTGATAGAATAGCTATAATATCATCTGCTTCAGCAAACTGTACTTCCATAATAATATACGGAAAATTGTCTTTAATTTCTTGCTTTATTTTATTTAAATACCCAAAAAGAGCATTCCAATCTATATCAGATTCCTCTCTTGCCTTTTTTCTATGTGCTTTATAATATTTAAATAAATCCCGCCTCCAATATTTTCTATTATCACAACAAATTATAATTTCTCCATATTCATCTTTAAACTTAGTTCTATAAAATCTAAGAGTATTTAATACAGTATGTCGCACTAAATCTTCTTCAATTTCCATAGTTCCCATATTTAATTGTTTAATTATATTGGAGATGAATACCTGACTGTAATCTATAAGAATTGCCATTAGTAATTCTCCTATCTCTTATATTATTTATTATAACATATTTGAGAGGAGAATGTCAAGGCTAAAATATACTTTTTTTCAATTTTTTTTCTAAGGTAGAATCATATTCTGCAGGGTGCTTATAAATTCTTTTTTTACTATGAACATCAAAAGGTGCTATATGTTGGAGCAATTTCAATTTTAATTGATGAACAAATTGAGGATTCTTAACTAATGTCCGACGTATCATTTTTATATCATTATTAAAAGGATGCCAATTAAATGCCATATGATACAACATATTAATATCCTTACACTTCTCAGCAATATCTAATTTTTCTTTAGTAGATGCATCAACAAGAACAGAACGCCAATCATTTAAATCTAACTGTAACTTAGTATTAATCAACTTAACAGCTTTTTTACCAATTCCTGATCCGGAAATAAATTTTTGAACCTCTCCCATTCCCCAATTAGCAAGATGGGCTGCAATAATACCTTTACCAAAATCAACCCAACTCTCCTGCAAATTACCAACATAATCTTCTAATTGCTGCTCATAAGATTCTTTCACTAAACCTTCTCCCTTATCCAGATATTCTCCGAATATTCTAGGTATTTCATTATCGTCTACATATTTAACATTTTTACCAATTGCTCTTTCAATAATACTCTCAGCATCTTCTATCTTGCTTCTTGCACTTTTATTAGAACCTTTCAAAAAATAAGGTTGAGGAGAATCTATTAAATTATTAGTGATGCTTCGTATGAAATAAGCATTTTCAATTTCTATATCATTTAAAATAACTTCATCCCATAAGGCAACTGTTGGACCATCACCTTTAACAACGAATCTATCTTCCAAACTCTTTTTAATATCAGGCAAATACTTTTTAAGTATTACTTCTATTTGTTCCATAAACTCCTTTACCATTTCATACTGCAATTTACCTAGTACAGAAATTTCTTCATCAGTGAAATAACCACTCGGAAGTTCCATTGTAATCAACGCTTTAGGAACTGTTACCCCTTTACTTTTTGACTGATCTCCTGCATACTCACATAACTTTCTGACAATATAATCATCACGACCAGCAATATCTTTGAACTTCTTAAAAAGCATCTGATCTATATCATATTTAATATCTTCTGCTATATCTATTGAATCTCCCATTAAATTATAAATAGGTATCCATCTCATTCCATCTTTATCTACTTCTGTATAAATATCAGAACCTGCATGAATAACAGGATATCCTGTACACTCATACACTATTCCACCTTGTGTGGCAATACCTCTAGATATAACATTAAAACTAGATATTCTAGCCATAAAAGAAAATTGAGGAGAGCTATTTTTTTTGTGATGCTGTAACATTCCACCATAAACATCAAAATCAGTAAGATGGAGAGCTTTAATTCTTTCCCTTTGGCCTAATAGTCTATCCCACATCGGCTTAGAGATAGGAATATGTTGTTCTTCTCCAATCAAATATCTCTTTCTGGTTTTAAAAACACTTATTTCAATAGCTTCTTTCAATGTAAGCATTAAAAATTCTCCACTTTAAATTCTCCAAATGTTTTCTCAAAATCACCAGGAGTAATTATCACTATATTAGATTTAGCAATACCCTTATCCAATAATTTTTGTTTACATTCCTCTACAGTCATCATCTTATTTTCCATTTGTTCTGGATTATCAGCATTACCAACAATATAAGCTTTCTTAATCACCCAATTAGTAAAAAAGATTTCATTCCATTTACCAACAGATGAAAAATATTGCCATGGCTGAAATCCATTCACCATACCATCCTTAAAATCATCTATACTTTTTTTAATGAGTGCTTCAGAATCACTAATATAACGATCGGCAGCTTCTGCTTGTAATGATACAATAGTTCTATTATGATCTACCCAATTTGTAGCTGTAGCTTCTTTCTCTTCCCTTAATGCATTACCTATAGCTTCAGCAGATGGAACATCTTGAAATCCTCTATCCTTTAATCTATGATTAGGATTTTCATTACCTAAAATACCAGCCAAAACAGTAGATCTAAAATTTCTACACAATCTAAAAAATTTATCACCTCTATTATTATGCTGTGTTTTAGTATATTTCTTCTTCAATTCCTTATATATCCTCTTACGCATACCAAGAAACTTAGCAGTAAATTTGACTAAAGCAATAGGATTAGCCTTAAATAGAGCAGGAATTGATACCCATCTAATACCCATTGTATCTAATTCTGACCACACATCATTCTCAAACTCCAAAACAGGTTTTCCATTTAAACGAAAAATAATACCTCCACCAGTAGCAACACCACCCTGGAGGAGAGAATAATCAGTAAACTTACTCATAACTGGTAATTGTGTAGTACCTTTCTGAAAATCCACAACACCATCAAATCTATCAGGTGAACTAATATGAATTACATCCTTAGTGTATCCTTCTTCAAAATTCATAAGACGATCCCACATATCTTCCAATGCAGGAAAATATGTAACAGGACTAGAAGCCATATATAATTTAGCATCCCAAAATTTCCAATTTTGAATAACAGGATCAACTTTACCAGCTGATAAATCAATATCTAATTTTTTTCTTTTATCAACTTTCTTGAATTTTGATAACCATGATTTTAATCCACCTAAAGCTTTCATACTTCCTCCAGAGCCCACATAAATATTTTACCCTTATATACAACACCATCAATCTCAAATGTGTATATATAATAATTATTAAATATCATTTTTTGCTCCATCAGACCATCCTTTTTCTCTAAACCACCTATTCATTATGTTACTATTGTAAAAGGCATACTCTCCGCTGTCCAATCGTCTATGTAAAACATTTTCTTGAAATTGATACATGCACTCAAAATAGCCAAGCTCTGTCTTTGTTTTGCACAATCGCAAAATCTTAAATTCAAATAATTCATTACCTTTCTGCGATATTTCATAATTAAGTTCCTTATTACTTCCAGTGTATTCTCTCCAATTAGAGTCCTTTCTTATAACCTTTCTATTCTTTCTTCCAGCCACCTTTCTTCTTTCAGTGAACTGCAATTGTTTTTTTCCTATATATTTTCTATCACTAGTTGTATCTATTATTTCATAAACAAAACCAAAATAATCTTCAGGATTAAATTCTTCACACAACCAATGACCATACATTATAGACTAAAGCTCTCCCCACATCCACATGTACTATTAGCTTTTGGATTATCCACAGAAAAACCACCTGCCATTAATCCATCAAAATAATTAATTTGTGAACCAGCAACATATAAAAATGTTCTCTTATCAACTATAACTGGAAACTTATCATTTTCATATTTTGCCCAAAATACCATATCATCATTATCCCAAACATCAAAAGAAAGATTATACTGAAAACCAGAACAACCTCCGCCTTCAACCTTTACTCTCAATCCACCTAATTTCAAATCACTTTCTAACATCAACGACTTACATTTTTCTATTGCTGTGTCAGATATACTTAACATCTATTTTCCCTTATTCTTAGCATATTGTTGTACAACCTTTACCGGATCAATTTCTTTAACTACCTTAAAATTCTTGTTCTTTTTAGATAATCTTCTGGTTTTTTGAGCAGGATGTAATGTACGTGTATTTTTAATGTAAGCGTCCAATTCCATTATAAGCTGTTTTAATCTATTCATTATAATCCTTCTCTAAATAACTTCTTTCTTTTCTATATGTGTTAATAATTGTTGTAATTCTTTCATATCCCTTCTTACATTTAAAATAGATGATTTAAGATCAGAAAAGGATTTCTTTCTTTTCTTTTTAACTATAGTCAAATCTTTTCCTGTATAAGGAATTCGTTCATAGGTTCCTTCTTCTTCATAAAAATTATACATAAATTCAAAATGCAAAAATTTAAAATGCTGACCATACTTTAAAGTATTTTCATCATCAGGAACTATTAATGATCTAGCATCTGATAATTCCTGTCCTGCTTCTTGTAACATTTTTTTTGCAGGAAGAATAACACCTTCTACTAAATGGGATCTCAATTCTTTAGCATGAGTTAATCTATATTCATCAGAAATAATATACTTATTTTTATTGTAGTCTAAGGGAATACCTGTGCCAAATCTAACTGCTATTTCACCATTAGGAACATTCTCTTTAATAGCTGGTCTAAACCCGATCCATGTAGTAGAATCTAAAGGGGGTTGATCGCTTATCCATTCACCCTGGACATCACCTTCTGTTATAATATTAATACGAGGTGCATGCCAACGATTTAAAACATATTTTCCAGTTTTATCTAACATTACTATTTTAGATTCAGCTAAAACTTGGTCATATGTTTCTTTAAATTTTCTAGAAGCAACCGTTCTAACAGAAGATCCAACAGCAGCAACGTATTCCCTAAAACTTAACATAAAAAAACTCCATATGTTGTATTTATAATTATACGTATCCTAACTCATATTTAGCAATTATATAATCTTTAACCAAAGCACTACGAACTATATCATCTATACCAAATTCTATCACATCAAATAATTCCATAGCAGACAAAATAAATTTAAAATCCAATATTCCATTTTTCTCCCAATTGGATTTGAAATCACTTTGTCTAAAATCACCCGCAAATATAATTCTAGAATTTTCTCCAAGTCTAGTAATAATTGAATCTAATTCATGCATATTCATATTTTGACATTCATCAACTACAAGTATACAATCATTAAACGTTTCACCTCTAAGATAGGACGTTGTAGTAAATTCAATAATTTCCTTTTGCCATGCCATGTTATAGGCATCTGCACTACTAAACAATTCAGAAAAAATAGATTTATAAGGAGATTCATAGACTTCTATTTTTTCTTCTAAGGAACCAGGTAAAAATCCCATACTTCTAGTAGGAACAATAGATCTTAAAATATGTATTTTATTAAAAGCAGGACGATATAAATTTTCAAAGAATAAATCTAAAGCCAAATATAATGCAACAAAAGTTTTTCCTGTTCCTGCTACACCATGCAATAATAAATTTTTTCCAGATTGAAAACTACGAAATGCTTCTCCCTGTAATGATGTTAAAGGATTTATAGTCTTTAAAGTCAAATCCATACGCTTTCTTTTTGCCATGAGAATCTCCCTTAAAAATCATGAAGATAATCAGAATCAATTCTCCTTTGTCTTTCCTTTCCTATTCTATCTTTATGATTTTCAACTTCTTCTTTAAGATGTTCATGGTGTTCTTTTTCAATAATAGGCATCATAGAAGCCACTCTACCAACTTTCATTAATATTGCAAATACTGATACCGCACCAGCACCTCCTATACTCATAATAAAATTATCAGCTATAACTCCTTCAAACTCACTCATAATAGGAAGTAATAAGCTAATTGTACTAGTAATTCCTGCATATTTATGCCAATCAGAACGATGAGTATCATCTATTTTTTTGTGGAGATTTTTATCATAATCAGTCAATACTTCTTCATTATTCTTCTTCATCCTTTTCTCCACTAGTTTCTTCAATAGGATCATATCTCAACATATGAATAGGAACACCCGAAAGTCGAGATATTTTGAGGTCTTTCAAAACTTCTCGAAAGACCTCAGAATATAACTCCATCAATTCATCATCAATACTATTTTCATCACATTCATTATTCATAATAGCACAAATTTAATTTGAAGTGGTACTACCCCCTAATATCACAGAAATATCAGGTGTATCATCTGCATTAATTGAAGTTTGAACAGCTTCCAATAGTGAACGCAATTCATCTTTCCAGTCCTCGGCCGTCAAATTTTCTTCTTCTTCTTCATCTGTTTGAATATATTCCAGCAAATACAGTTCAGCATCTTCATCACTTAAATGTGAGAAACGTTTACCTAAATCATATAAAACTTCTTCATATGCTGCTTTTTGTTCATGGGTTATAAATTCATCTACATTAAGATCATTCTCCCAAATATAAGATGAATATAGATAAGAATCTATACAAAAAGAATCTGCTTTATTTACAATCTCATCCAAATAATCAAAAATCGCTTCATTATCGTCGTAATATACTGGCATAATATTTCTCCTATGATTTTAAAATAGAAACACTTTCAACCATTTTAAGAGGAAAAAATGATTGTTCTTTGGTTAAAGGGTGAATAATATGAATGACATCATCCATATCATCCCATGTTATTCTAGTAATACAACCATCAATGGTCCTATTACCAGATTTTAAAACGAAATTAACATAAACGTTATTCTTATAATATTCCTGCAATAAATCCAACATAATTATATAACCTCACATGATCCTCCAGAACATGCTAATTCAGATTGAAGATTGGTTTCATCAACTTCTTCTATAATTTTTGTCAAATCAACCTCTCGTATATATTTAGTTAATTCCTTATATTCGCTTTCTGTGCAATCTTCAAAAGGAGCCTGCACATATGTGCCATTATCATAAGGCAAAAATGAAAGACCATTAAACGAATCTTGATTTTTCCATAACCAAGAAGCGACTTTACCCCATTCATCGGGTTTAACAGAAACGGTTGCAGACACATTGTGTGTATTAGTTCCTCTATTATGACCAGGATTAACCCAATTTTCAGAAAAAAATTTAATTCTTTCCATAAAATCTACAACATCTTCTTCTCTAGTAATAGCTTGATCAGGAGCTTTAATAGGAATAGTAATCACAGCATTTCTACCATAAATTTCATCTTCAACTAATTCAGGTAGAGTATTTTGCAAATAAGAATAAATAGCTTCATTCTTACCCACACGAATTCTTCGTTTATAATACATATTATGCCATGAATGTATACCAGAAGATGTTCCCAACACTAAACTACCTGTTCCTTCAGGTTTAATACATGTAACTCTACGAGCAGGATTAATATTTAAAAGTTCAGCAACTCTTTTATTTTCTTCAACAGCTCCTTCTGCAGCCTCTTGCCAATTAAAATCATGATGATTTATAGATGATAGTCCAGTTAAACTAACACCTAGCAAAGCTTCCTTTTCGGTAATTCGTTTCCATTCAGATCTTAAATAATGAAAATCTGTATATGATGCTTGTAAAGTTCCAACAAAAGCGGCTGCTTTTGCTCGTTGGTTTAAATCTTCTTGAGTTTCTACATCAGAAACGTTAATAGAAGTCAAATTACAAAACTGATACGGTTTAAGTGCTATTTCACAACAAGGATTAACACCATATTCTTTATCATTCGTAAAATAAAATCCCGGTTCGCCAGAACCAGAATTTTTTAATACCTCCCATTTTTCCTTAAATGTTTTATAATCTATCAAACTACGAGCAACAGTCATAGAATTATTAGATCTAGCCCTCTCTGGATATAAATGATACCATTCTATCTTTTGTTCTTGACATAATTTATCATAATCAACAGTATTCAACCAAACTCTATGATCATTTCCATTATTAGTGACCAAAGAAACATCATATCCATCATCAGCTTTAGAATGTACAACATCTAACTTAGCTTCTTGTGTAGATTTACAGTTTAGCATTTCTTCATCATCAATATTAAATAAAGATATTAAAGCAGATCGTCGAATACCTCCTGCAAGAACAGCATCAGCAATAATACATTGAATATCATGAGCTTCCAATGTGGTTAATTTAGATCCATTTTCCTTTCTATCAAGTATTCCTTGTAATTTATCTAAACAAACTTTAAGTGGCTCTGGACCAGGAGCTTTGCCACCTGAAGTAATTAATCTCTCACCCTTTGCACGAATTCCTCTATAATCAAATAAAGGAAGTGAACGATCTGCAAAATAAGCTTTCATCAATACTTTAATAGAATCAGCCCATCCCTCTATCGAATCTCCAATTAAATAGCGTCTAGATTTTGTTGGTTTGCGAATCTCTGGAAGCTTATCAATATGATGTTGTTGTACTGAAAAGCCTACACCACAACCACACAACAATAAAAACATAGTTTCCCAAAATGCATCTATCTCTGAAACAGGAAGATAAGAACAATTAAACATTCTGGCAGGATTAAGATCAATAGCATCTCCTGAAAATTGCATAGATCTCATAGATGGAAGAACTTTTTTATCAAATACAAATTTAAATTTATTGATAATTTCAAATCTTAATTGAGGATAATTATCAATGTGCATATTCATATTACGTGAAACTGTTTCTTGATATGTTTCACGCCTCTGCTTTTCAGGTATATATCTCGCATATTTCATATGATGAGTGATATCACTCATCACTTTCAAATTCTCAGCCAGCATTAGTTACCCTCCAGGTCTTGTAATAGCTAATAACTTGTCAATTTGTTCTTTGACAATCGGTTTTCTATTTGGCCAATGAATGTATGGTTCATCAGCAGTTTTATATAAATTAACCAATAAGGGTAATATTAACTTTTCAACAGATCCCATTTTTTCCGTCAATTGTCCATCTAATTCCACCATCTTATTCTGGATTTCATCATGTGTTTTTTGTTGTTGTAAATTTAATACCTGACTAACAGTTTCTATTAGTTGATTTATTTTATTATCAATAGCTATAGAATTTTGCGAAACCTCCTCGATTTTTTGTCCTTGCTGTTCTTGTTTATCAACTTCATCAGCACTAACAGCAGTAAACCCATAATCAAAATTAAGATCATCAAATCCCTGCATAAATTCTAGATTTTCACTCATATTTTTCTCCTTACTTTATTTTTTCGTTAGACCATGTTGTTATACGCTTAGATTTAAAATCAATTGCATATTCAGTACCCCAATAATTTTGAGTAATTTCCCATGGCTTTAATCTTCTATTATATATTTTAATATCATCAATTCTTCCAGCAAATCCACTACCACCAAAAGTAAGTTGTTTACCAGCTATAGATCGTCGTGGTCTTTTAATAAGATTAGTACAATAAGAATTCAACCAAACAGATATTCCCTCATCTTCTGATCTGATTGCCATATAATAATAATCATAACCTAACACATTCTGTATAAACTTTTTTCTACCTCTAAAATCAACAACTATCACTCCTCTTGATCTTGGTAATTCACGATCACGAAAAAAATCTATTTTAACATCACCCCATTGCATTACAGTTCCATCAACCAAAGAACCATGGTCATGATTTTCTTCATTGATGTTGTGAGTTCCTACTGCAAATTCAAAATCTATTGTCCAATCTTCCAGTTCACGATATAATTTATAACCTTGTACTAAAAAAAGAGAAGATGGAGATTTATCTCCATGAATATGAATAACACCAGATTCAGGATTAGTGAAAGAAAACTCAGGATTAACCCAATATGTTTTTCCCTGAGCATATCCTTCCACATTTAATTTTACATCAGCTTCAAAACTTTGTTTATGATTAAAATTCCAAAAATGCAATAATCCATCAGTATTATAATAATCTACGGAATAAGTGAAAGATGTTAATAAAAATGCGAGAATAAACAATAAAAAACGATAATACAAAATAACCCCCTTAGCATTTTCGCCATTGTGAAAGTTTTACAGTAGCTCCAATCCCATAAAAAGTATTATTATTTATTGTCTCAAGAATCTTTGTATGGTCAAACGAATCCAACAAAGCCAGATCATTCAAGTCCTTTTCAGTAATATATTCAGGCCATATAAAAATTTTATATTCTTCATGAATAAATTTTTCGTATTTTTTAATTATTGAAATATTTCTTGGTTCATTATCTAATACCATAACAACTCGTTCTTTAGGAAATTTTCTAATCCATCTATTACTATCACTACCAGCCATTGCGATTCCATTTGGAACAAACAAACTATCAAAAGGACCTTCGGTAATATAAATTGTTTCTTTAATATTAACTCTGTCCAATCCAAATATTTTTGGAGCATTAGGATGTAATTTTTCTGTTACATATCTTTGACCAAAAGAAGACAATGCTCTTCCCTGATACCCCATTAATTCACCATCAGAAGAAAGAAAAGGAATAATAATTCTAGAATCACTAAAATTGCTAATTTTATTCTTGACTTCCTTGGTAAATTCTGAAAAATTTTCTGCAAAGTAAAAATAATCATAAGGTAACCTCCTATTATTCAAATAAGATTTTGCTTCATGATCATTATCTAATTCACTTATACTGATAGCATTTTTAAAATCAAGTCCTTTCTTGAAGATTGGAGCTTCATAATTGTAAACAACTTCTTCTTTTCTTTTCGCCTGTTTATTATAAAATTTCTCCATAGCATATCGCTTAAACATTTCAGAATCAATACGCTTTAACAACTCTGCAAATGGAGATGAATATCCACAATTATGACATTTATAGAATAAATTAGTTTTGTGAGGAAAAATATAACCTCTGGCTTTCTTTTTGCTCTTAGTAGAATCTCCACAAATAGGACAGCGGAAATTAAATACACTATCACCCTGAGATTTAAATTTTTCTAATTGATGGGAAATTAAACTTAAATATTGTAAATCTATTTGTATCATGACTATATTATAACATAATATAGCCCTCTTTGTCAACCCTAATTAATTGCTTTAATTATTTGTATTATCGTGAAAATCACACCAGGAACTGCGAGTAAAGAAATCATAATTTTAGAATACATTTGTATAGCAGTTTTAATCGATTGAACATCTAATTCTAGATGATGTAAATGATTTTCCATTATTATATTTAATTTATCGTCAATATTTTTTTGACTTTCCACGATACTCTCTACCTTAGTTTCTAAGACGATAACTCTATCTGTCAAATCTGTCATACTATTACCGCCTTAAATACACCATGACACCAAACTCATCCTTTAAAATTACAGGAGTAGATCTATCAGTCTTACAAAATGATCTAACATCGTCCAAACATTCTTCATTACTAAGAAGCTTTTCATAATTCTCCCACTTTCTATGCCCGTAACGAGCCTTCATTAAAGTGGAAGATTTCACATCAAAGACTCTGCCACCTGCAAAAGTCTTTTTCTTCTTCATAGCATAATTTATTTCAGGTGATTGAGTAGTCGGAACTCCGCCCGTTGTCATTGCCTGCTCTTTAAATGTTTTCATTGTAAAACCCTTAATGCTGAACATACTATCTGGTTTAAAGGAATCATATCAGTATCAATATTTCCTACATTTTTGGGTAAATAATTCAATTGAATTAAAAACGGTTTTAGAATAGGATAATGTAAATCATCTAATTTAAAAAATAACATTTTCGTCATTGCTCCAGAATCAAAAACGTTATACAATAAAATTAGATGATTTATTATCAAATTAATTTTTAATTCATTATGATTAAGATACCTATTAATTAATCTCTTAATATACTTTATATGGTTTAAATCTTCATAAAACTCATCAATTGTAATTGACTTTGGATTTAAGTAGTTACTAGCCGCATAAAATATAAAATTATCATCATTTATTTCTTCAATATTCATCATTATTTATATCACAAAAGAACTCCGTATACGTACAGAGTTCATATCATTATAGATAGTTGTTAT